CTTTTTTTTTTTTGCATATATACTTTCTTAAAGAATCGAGTAGCAGCTTCTTCTAAAGTGTCTCGATCTGGTCCGCCACTAATATGTATGATTGCGTTTTTGTATCTGAAGTCTCGTATGATAAACGCCTCCTTATCGTCCTAAGAAAATTTCAAGCGCTTCCATGTTCGTAAGGTCTAAAATATCTTTCAATATTTCGGCTTCTCGAATTGTTACCGGTTCATAATTCGCTAATTTGCGATAAAGCGTCATCTTATCAATTCCTAATAACTTTGCGATTTTACTGAGTTCCATGCCTTTCTCAAGAACTTTCTCAGTCAATAAGTTGGTATTCATATTATAGACCTCCTAAATGTTATTGCATCGTGTGCGACAACAAGAGAATATCATTACATTTCGTATTCAGTCAATACTTTATTTTGCACAATTTGCGACAATTCTTAAATATTTGCATATAACGCGAAATATATGCTATGCTTATTCAAGTTAGAAAGGAGCAAACACATGTCTGTAGGGAAACGAATTAAAGAGAGAAGAAACGAACTACATATGTCTGTTGATGAATTGGCCGTGAAGTTGAATAAAAACCGAGCGACCGTCTATCGATATGAGAAAGGTGATATCGAAAATTTACCAATAGACATACTTGAGCCACTAGCAAAAGCACTTGAAACAACCCCTCAATATTTGATGGGCTGGGAGAACAAGCCTAACGACGACTCTGTTACTGTTGGAGAATTACTGAAAATAATGAGAGTTAACCGAAATATGACAATTGAGAAATATTCGAAAGAAGTCGGGATATCAAGTGACGATATGCGTAAGTACGAGACCGGAGAAAAACTTATCCCGCTTTCAGTAATCAACACTATATCGGAGTATTATCGATTATCAATGGAGAGCTTCACAAAAGGTGCACGAGATCCGAGAGATAGAAATAACGTACGTCTCAAACGATTTAAGATATGGGCCGAAAACTTTGGAGAAATAGAATTAACTGATGAAGAGCATGATAAGATTATTGAATATACCAAATTTTTACTTTATTCAAGAGAGAAACAAAAGAAAGGACCAACATCATGACAACATTTGATATGCACAACGCAGCCGATCGAGCTCTTAAAATAGACGTTTATGCAATTTACTTACGTAAGTCCAGGGCCGATTTAGAAGCAGAGAAGCTTGGTGAAGGAGAGACACTTGCTAGGCATCGTAAGATATTAGAAGAGTTAGCAGCAAGGCAAGGATTCTACATAGGGGAAATATACACGGAGCTAGAATCCGGAGATACTATAGCTGGTAGACCAAAAATACAGAAACTAATAGAAGATTGCTATAAAGGAAAATATAAAGGGATCCTTGTCGTAGAGATCACTCGTCTATCACGTGGCAATCAAGGCGATGCTCAAACGATTATGGATTGTCTCAAATATTCAAATATGAATAACGGAGTTCTCGTAATTACCCCAACAAAGACTTACGATGTAGCACATAGCCAGGAAGATGAAGAGTACATGGAGTTCGAACTATTCATGTCTCGTCGAGAATATAAGATGATTCATAAACGTATGGATCGTGGACGTAAGCAGGCCGTCGTAGAAGGTAACTATATGGGAGCTTTTCGTCCGTATGGATACAATATAATCAAGACTAAGACTAAACGTACACTAGTTCCGAATGAAGCTGAAGCACCATACATTAGGAAAATATTTGAATGGTCTGCAAAAGAAAACTTGTCAACCTTTGAAATAGCTAAGCGATTAACCGCTATGAGTGTCCCCACCTATCGAGGCGAATCACAATGGCATAAAGATACGGTTAAAGCCTACCTTACAAACCCTGTTTATATGGGAAAAGTACGATGGAATGACCGTATGCGTATCAAGACTATGGTGAATGGCGAATTAAAAATAACTCGTCCAAGGTTCCATTCAGACCAATATATGTTATACGACGGTAAACACATGAAAGACGCTTTGATTGACGAAGAAACATTTAGAGTAGTTCAGAAGAAGTTTTATAAAGACAGAACGAGATCGGGATTGAAACTAAGAAATCCATTAGCTAGTCTTGTATTTTGTAAGAAGTGTGGAAAGGCGATGCATTATCAACCATACGGTAAAAATCGACACGATCGTATCGTTCATAAAAATAACGCGGCTGGATGTAAAGTCAAATCAGCTATTGCTTCAGATATGATAGCAGCGGTTACACACGCTTTGAAAATGTATATAGAAGACTTTGAGTTGAAAGTAGATAACTCATCTGATGTAGACGAAAATGCTATAGAACGACAGATTGAAGAACTAGAGAAAGAGATTCGTAAGATCGAAAAGAAGAAAGCTAAACTGTTTGATTCTTGGGAGAATGACGATATTACAAATAACGAATTTGTTGAACGTAAGAACATCCACAACACAAGAATCGAAGTTTTAGAGAAACAAATTGAGGAGTTAGAATTTACAATACCTGAAAAAGTAGAACATGAGGAAAAGTTACTTCTTCTCTCTGATGCATTCATAGCCATGCAAGATGACGATATCGATGCAGCGACGAAAAATGAATTCCTTAAACGCATAATCAGCAGAATTGAATTTAGTAGAGAAAGTGATTTAGAATTTATATTAGACATAGACTTACATCAATAAATCATAGACCCACCATAGTGTGGGCTATCTTTTACCCCGCGTATATATCATCATGGTGCAGTTTTTATAACACCCTCTTGATATATCAGAACCTAAAGGAGGAAATATCAATGAGAATCGTATGGAAAGACAGTGTTAGCAACGAATATAAACCGTCAAGATATAGAGGTCATTGGATCGAAGGAACTTACTCAGGATGGTATACAGACATACCTGGAGATGACAACTTATATCAAACAGCTTATGATGCTATGAATGCAATAGATGAACAGTTAGGTGGTACCGGCAAACTTGGATATGCAAAAAGAAGAGAGCGTGGTATACGAATTGTTGGAAAGAAAAAGAAAAGCAGCTGAAAAAAGAAAAGCCCCTGTCGTGATGACGGAGGCTCTCTTTTTTTACAGTCCAAACTTAGCCAAAGCGAAGCCGACAAGAGCGGCAATTATTGTCATAATAATCTTATCAACAAGACCATCCCACCTTTGCCCGGATTTATTAGTTAAGCTTTTGACGTCGCTCTTAATCTCTTTAACGTCTATCTCAACGTTCTCTTCACGAACAGCTAAGACTTTAACAGTCCCCACTAACTCATCCAAATTATCTTGTCTTTTTTCTAAATCATCAATTCGGTGGGAATTGGATTTTGACCGTGTTTCGACTTCTGTAAGTCGTTTTTCGTGTTCAATATCCATATCGATTCCCTCCGTTAGTTTTTATGTACTTTTTTCATATCTTTCATCAGCTTGTCTGCTGTGATCGCCTCATATGTGAAACTATTATTCTTCCACCAAGCAGCAATGGACGATCCCCACAAGAAAATTGTAGAGACAGTTTCATATACCGCAGTCTCAGAAAATGGGATTGGGTTTTTCCCTTTTGCAGTAAGTACATAGTTAGCAATGGATACGATTAATGCGATCGTACGTACGATCGTCGTTTTTGATACATTTTTCATTCTTCTACCTCCTTATTTACTTCGATTTTGTTTGCTGTTTCTTTTGACTTCGCCTCTGTTATCAGATTTTCGAGAAACTGAAGACATACACCCATCAATTTAGTGCTTTCACCTTTTGTTTCAATACCTAATAACGTGTTGTATAACTTTGTTAATTCTTCACTCATAAATATCACCTCCTATACTCCATAGACGTATCTAAGTACGAATCTGCTTGGGTTTACTATCCAGCCATTCTCTTCTGTAGATTCTTTGTTATTGTTGCTATGACCTGAAATTGTGGAGTCTGAAATATAGACATATTTAGACGCTCTCGTCCAACCTGTAGATGAGATCAAGGCCATAGACACACCGGCTCCCGAGTGCCTCAAAGCATGTTCTTTTGGAATGAAAGTGTAATTCCAATCGTAATTACCAGCAGCTCCATCCACATAAGCACTCCAAGCTAAAACAACACCAGTTAACTGATCGGATATCGTATCAGCAAGAGTGATAGATTGACCGTCTTTCATATATAGAGCACCGCTCCACAATACCCTCAAACGTCTATCGGAATATACATAATTAGAGGATCTAACCCAAACGTCATATCCACTTAAATATGTTGTTCCTTGATTGTTGGAATATCCGTGATATCCAATTGACACCTTGTCAGTATCATAGATTCTTAGACATTCATTCCCATTAACATCTTCAATTTTAATTCCAGCATTAGATCGGAGATTGATCTTTTCGCCATATATATTCGTCTCGCCGATGTTGTTGAGATATCCGCCATATCCTAAAGTTGTGTTTCCATTTTCATTGAGACCATCTATTATGCCTAAATATTTTCCATCATTGTAGGATTTGTTTTTGGCATACATAGCCCCTTCTTGAAACATGATAGCTCTATCACAATTGTTGTTAACGCTTACATTTCCACCTTCCATATTTAAGAACAGATGGCTTGATGTAGTGGTATTGGATTTAGCCATGATCTCATTATTATCCATCTCGATGTGGTATCCGGTTTCTGTACCAATAACCAACGCTGGTTTACTTGTTCCGGCACCAAGTGATCCCGAAGCATCGTTTGAATTTGCTATTTTTAAACCATATTGATCAAAAGTAGCAAGAACTTTAGTTCCGTCTCGAATATCGATACTGTCTCCATCGATATAAACATTCTTTCCCGATGTTTTACCAATACGAGATGTTGAACCATAGCTAGCTAATTCCACACCGCTTGCGTCTAAAATACCGAATGAACTAGCAGTAATTTTTGCACGAGTTCCAGACCAAGAACCCGATATTTTGTTTCCGATTAAGAGCCCGTTAGTAGAATCGTAAGACATGAAATTGCTTGCTGTCTTAGCCGCTTCATTAGAAGCATATACAAGATCGGCAGCAGACAAATTCCAGTCAGTTGCCTTATTACCCTTTTCGAGTTTCCAACCGAATGTCTCCACAACACCAACAACAGCACAACTAGCTCCGAAATATGCTCTAGCTCCACCAGAGCCACCAGTAGCCGAATCGGAATAAATGAACGTATATGAGTATCGTTCCCATTTAGAGGTCACATCGATATAATTATCGTAATTTGGATGACTTTCGTAACCGATTAAGAATCGAATCTTACCATTTCCGGATGTCTTACGTGCGTACATGGACATCGTGTACTCTTGTCCATCAATCATAGGGACAGTTGCACCACTATAAAAACACAAAGACCGCCCAGCTGTTGATGTCGAGCTAGCGGTCGTACAGGTGAAGCGATATACGTGTGTAAATTCAGGGATTGGCAAATTCGATACCGCAGCAAAAGCCCCCGTTGAATAGTCAGCATTTCCAGAATCACTTAAATACTTATTGCCAGAGGCAGCCTTCTTCGTCATAGACGGAACATTTGTATCTGAAAGCAAGTTTCGTCCTCCGACTTCAACGTTATCAATCATTTCTTCGATGTCTTCGGGAGCAGGTATCCAATCAGTCGCTTTGTTACCTTTTTCAAGTTTCAAATCACTGAAATATATATCTCCAGTCATATCTCTTGTATGAATAAAGATATTACTGGTAGTTGCGGTTTTCATTTTTTCACCGTCGGTCGAGAACGTCCATTCGACATGTGTCCATTCACCAGCATTTATAGGAAAACCTTTACTTCCATAACCATACCAAGTAGCTGTATCGTTTTTTAAATAGCTACCGTCATGATAAAACATACAGGTAAAATTGGTCGTACCTTTTACTATATTTTCAGTAAGAATCCATCCGCTAAGAGTATATTCTGTATTTGGCTCCAATTTATCTAATATGGATTGACTAATATGCTTTGTATATTTCAAAGCTGAATGGTTAATGTGAGCACATTTCCTTCCATCTTTAACCACATACTCAGCTATAGAATTACTTCCGACCCATTTGTCAGAGTTTGAATCGAATTTACTGTTTAGTAAAATATTACGACCACCAACGACAATTCCTTCTGGCGTACTACCGACAGAATATGATGTTGATATTGTATTATCTGTATATGTAATCACAGTCTTAGACCATAAATACGGTTTGCTTGCAGTCGTGCTTGGAATGCTTGTAGACCATGTTCCAGTTGGGGTTGTCGTTCCGTCAGACCAGGCTTGATAGGTTATAGCTGTGGATTTAACGCCCTTACCAGCAGCCCCAGTATCACCTTTAGGGCCCGTGATACAAGCTGGCGTCGTATAACTAGACGTCCCTTTACCGTTCGTATTCTTGGTTCTTATCCAAATATATGTGCCCTCAGTCCACGTAGGTTGAGAAGTCGACCAAGATCCCCCAGACAAGGAGGTTGGGCTCGTAGACTTATAATATTCATTAACTGAAGACACGATTGCTGTCTGATCTATAGACCACGTAAATCCATCTGCATCCTGTTCCATCGTAGTCAGACGTTCGCCCATTCCATTAACAGTCGTGGTTATGCTTTCTGCTTTTTGATCGACATAAGATTCGGATGCAATATTCGATGAACCCATTTTGATGCTTTTGGCGTTAATGTCAAGTTCACCTGTAAAAGCATTGAAGTTTATGTAATTGTTATCTTTTGCTCCTAAATGAAAATCACCATCTGATTCAACTCTGAATGGTGAGTCGTCAGTCATACCTAACAATGACCCTTGTCCAAGTACAATTCCATCGGTACCTATATAAACACCGTTCGTTGGATCTTTCAAAGAGGCCTTGCCATTATGTATATCTGAAGTTCCAATGATAAAATTACCAATTGTAGCTCCAAAAGCATTCAAATCAACGACTGTTATCTTCGATGCTTCAATGGTATCATCGGCAATTACTGCGCCGTCCAGAATGTTGCCCTCTCCAGAATTTACTTTGGCATTTAAAGCAGTAATCAAGGCAACTTTCTTATTTCCAGTTACAGGATCAACTTCGTCAGTGGTAAGAATAAGACACTCAGTTTTAAGAGTTCCTGTCGTAATAACATCCGCCGACAGATCTTTAATTTTAGCAGTTGTTACTGATTCATCTGCTATTTCAACCGTACCAATAGCGCCTTGTTTAATCTTACCATTCTCAATCCAACCAACTTCAGCATTTAGCAAATCTGTTGTAACATATCCAGCATCAAGGATTCCTGTAACAATTTCACTAAGACCTGTTAGCTTACCATCTTTAATGACAAAGGCACTATTTATGATCTTAACATTCGAGTCTATCGTTTCAATTTTCGATCCCTGTGTTTCGATTGTGGAGTCCAAAGTTTCAATGGTTGAATTGATCGTTTTAATTTCTGAACCCTGTGTTTTGATAGTTGATTCAATAGTAGATATATTCGAGTTGATGGTCTTGATTTCTGAACTGTGCGTTTTAATAGTCGACTCTATAGTGGATATATCTGAATTGACAGTTTCGATGGCCGAACTGATGATTTTGATACTGTCATCAAGCATCTCGATTTTAGTATTTTGCACATTGACGTCATTGCCAATCATCACAATTCTATTGCCAAATAAGTCTAACGTATTGTTAGCATCCATTTGACCTGCTTCGAATGCTTGAGAAATCTGTTCAACCATTGTCTGTGATACAGCTACATCACTACGATTTCCCGTGATATGAGTATCGTTATGCGATACAACCAAATCAACGATATCACCTTTCTTTACAGATACAGAGCTGCTTTTTACGGGCGTAATTCTGTCACTACCCGGTATCTCGACATATATCGTATTTCCATTGATGCTGTTTACTTTAGCAGTTGTAGAATATGGAGACACGGCACGTTTGTTGGCATTATTAATAATATCTGCAAACATTTTTTGTGTTTTTACGTCCATACTATGCCCTCCAATTCTCGGTTTCAAATTCTGCTATTTCACTAACTTCGATTCCCTTTCCAATGGAAAGAGACTGACTTACTATTCTAAATGTTCCAACAATTCTTTGTTGAGGTAACATATATAAAGCGACGTCATTCAATTTAATATCAGGATCGAACTCTCTGGAATAGTTGATCTTTCTTGTGGTCTTTGATAACTCTTCCATTCGTTCGCCGCCTTTTCCAAGCAATGTTTTTCCATAGTCAAGGGATAATTGTTCAGAAGACCATTTTTCCCAACCTAATTTTTCTATCGAAGTGTCTGAGTTTTCGTCATTATTATAAATGGTTTCATAATTACCACTACTGTCGGTTACTCGAAGAATGTTCGGTATGTCAAAAATATCGCTCTCATCAGTCATACTCGGCATAAGAACATCATTCTCATATGTGTCAAACATCTTAACAATATCGTCGGATTTCTTTTTTATTGACACACATCCACGTCCATCAATATAAATAAACCAATCGGTATCCTCCAATAAATATTTAGCCATAGACAATGCGGTTTCATTGCTTTCCGCTACTTTTACTTCGTCCGTACGAATATCAGACTCAGCAGGTTCAATAGGACATTTTAAACAATCCGATAGTAGTTCAGAGGCACCCGCTATTGGATCGCCGCCTTCTGGGAAATACCAACCAGGTGGTAAAAGCTTATCGTCGGCGGGTTTTAATACACTGTAACATTCCAAATCAATGGTGGTAAGTACACCATTTATCGAACGTTTTGGCGATGTAACAAGAAAAGTTCCTAAATTAACTTTAGCCATTCCTGTAGTATTCTTTGCTTCCAGTACTAGTCGAACGTATCCTTTTATAGGTTCGCCGTCTATGCTAATACTAGCATCTTCAATTAATGAACTTTCGTTATCTTTAGTAACCGAGGCGGAGACAAGATTCTCGATCTCGTCCCCATCGCCCCATGTAGACTGGTTTACCGAATATAAACGAAACGTGGCGGTATATCCTTGATTCCAATCCATATAAGACCCCTCCTCGATTTCTTATTATTACTCAGGTATTTTACCTAAAAACTCGTTATTGGCATCTGCTTCTTTAGCGCTTAAAGAAACGCTAACGATTTCATTGTTATAATCCCGATTAATCGATACGTCAACAACTGCTGGATATCCGATACAATTCGATGTTCGAACATAACAAAGGTTGCTGTATCGAGATAAATCATACAGTTTATTTATAAGATCCTCGTTTTCTATTTTCACAACCTCTGTAGACAGACTTTGACTTCTTTCTATATATGGTTGACCATAATATAGCTTGGATCCTCCAAGATGAGATCTTATTTCTCCTTGCTTACTGCGGTTATCGCCTATCGTAACATTCCATGGTAACTTCAAAACACCATAAACATAATTGATGATAATTCCAGAACCATACAATTCATACGGTATGTCGCACCATGCTTCATCCCCATCAGGTGTTCGAGTACAAAAGCAATACGACGTTTCCATGGTCTCACCAAATGTTGGTAATTCATCAATGATACTTGCACCCCATGAAGCTCCTTTATAACACAGATATCGTCCATCTGCGGTAGTTCTATAAATATCGCATACGTCGGTATCTAAGGCGCCTTCTGGTTTGACAGGTACAAGTGTTGCTGTTCCATCCTCATTTATTGTTACTGTAGATCCGTTAGGAGCAATCGCTGTACGTTTCCAGTGAACTTCGAAATCGATAAATTGAGGATCGGCCGTTAGAAGAGTATCCGGATCAACGCATTCGAGTTGTAATCTATACCTACCACCGTCTATAAGCGAAATTTTGTTGATTGTGTAGTCGCCTTCCTTGACTGATGAGGTCCATATACAATCACCCTCATATAGATTGTCAATTCCACCAGGCCGTTCTTTTTCATAATTATCTATACAATAAACGTACAGATTCAATTCACCGTCACCATTAACGTTAACCGAAATCGGTAACGAACGAACCGATTTAACAGTGGTCGATTCCGTGACACCAGTATTACTATTCTGAGTATCATAAGTATAGTCAACGATGGAACTACTAGTTAAAGTACATGTAGGAGGTGTTGCTATTTTGAAAGCTATCGGCTCTGATTCTGAAGAGCCCATGGAGTTTTTAACTATAGCTTTTAGATAGTAATCACCAGATAAATACTCATATGAACTATTAATCTTATTGCTCATATCTATCGTACATCGGTCTTCCTCTCCTACAACACTAGCTATTGGCGTCCATGTTGATTTATCTTTGCTTATCTCTATCTGGGCGGATAGCTGCGGTAGATTTCCACTTGCATAATACATCCATTGAGCGGATAGATTTCCACCTTCTTTTATCCAAGAACGAGATAATGTTAATATTGGTATGTCTGGTTTATCAGCAAGAAGAACTCCAGGAGATGTATCAGACCATAAACTATAGTTTATGCTTCCGTCATTCAGCTCTTCATATCTTCTAACCCAAAAATAATAATATTCGCCTGCCGTAAGACCTGTTATATACGCTTTAGTCATGGCTCCATTTGCGAATTTAGCTGTTGAAGGAGTGCTATTTGATTCCCACGCATGAGGAAATGTAGACCACGCCACTTCAATGCCATTTCTAACGGTATCGTCTTTTTCTGGATTATCCCAAGTAAGTTCAACTGCCGTGTTATTAGCAAGTCTTGTACCTTTGACATTTTTACATTTAGCAGGCACAATTATGTTGTATAACCATAAATTATCGCTTTTTCCTCCAGGATCCAGATTATCGAGACCAACACGAACCTGAACACAATAATCAATTGGTTTGTCTAAATCTTCTTCAGGAATTTCATACACCCATTCATGATCTTCCCACTCTCCTTTTCTATAATAAATAGTTTTTATCGGAGTGCTAGATGTTGTGTTCTTGAATATGAGAATACGAAGTCTACCACCTTCACCGAGTACACCGCCATTGTAAAGCTTTGAATTCGGGTTCGTTCCTTGAAGTTTGCTAGCCGGTTCTGACCATTTGAAAAGTAATGCTTCTTTTCCGTAATCTTGAGGAGTGCTGGCGGTGAAACTACCGACATTACTTGGTTTTCCATATGCAACAATACCACTAACATATCCCGGGGTTACGTTTCCGTCATGCTCTGCTTTGATTCTAAAGTATCGAACTTTATCATCTGCAACCGCGCCTAATTCATTTGTTTGAATGCTTTGTATGGAGCCATTAATATTTCCTTTTGCTTCAGACCATGTTCCCATTTGTTCGCCATATATATCTGAATCACCTTTATAGTCATCTTGGTCTCTGTATTCAATAGCGACATTGTCTACTGGATACCAACCTCCGCCAGTGTCAATATTCCATGATACTTGGTAAATACCGTACCCATTATCAACTTCGCTTTTCTGTAGCACGTTAGAACGCACTATTGTCGGAGCAGCCGGTGCTTTAGGTTTAGCAAAAATGTGTTCCGCTGTAACTACTTCTGATTTACCGCCAGGACCAGCAGAATACGTATAACCTATAAATTTTTTGGGTATATCCGGTGATATAGTTTCAGCTATTGTATTAGTGATATTAGGTGTGGAATCTCGGTTATACCATTTACCAGTATAGCCGGATACATTTTTTACTTTTTCACCTTTAACCTGAGATTTTAACCATACCCAGGCTCTAGTGGCAACCGCTTTATGGTTATCATCGATACCGAAGTCATCGTTAATATCCACGTTGAAATTAAAAGTTGTGCCGTCCTGATTATAAACTAATCCTACAGATGGTTTTTTAGCAGGTGCAAACTTATATTCTTTTTGAACAGTATCAGAGCTAAGCCACACACGCCTATCTTCTTTTTCCTTTACAGTCACCCACTTATTGCCTTTTTTCTTTTTCTTTTTAACTGTTACTTGGTATGTATGCCAACCTTCAATATGAACAAAAAATGTTACTTTTGCTACCCTCTGATTTAAGTCTGATTCTCCACCAGATACAAATGGATAATATTTATCTTTATCCAAAGTAAAGGACCAAGAAGAATTTCTCTTGGCCCCAATTTTTGCATTTCCTATGTCCGGACTATTGTTTGGTGACATTACTAAATCTTGTCTTTCGTAAACAACCCTATCGATATAAATGTAATCTGCATCCGAATCCATATCACTAAACGATAATACAAATTTATAGCCGTCTCTTGATAAAGAAACGGTCGGTTTTGTAAGCTTACTTTTAGCCATTAAACACCTCTCCTTATTGCACGACGAAGACTCGTTGCTATGTCATTAGCAATGTCATTAGCATCAGAACCTGCGTTATAATCCAAATGAACATCGACAGTTACTCCACTATCACTATCAGCGAAATCTTTTCTTAATCCTTTAATCGCAGACAGCAATTCTGCATTTCCATTTTGACGTCTATTCATCATGGAATTAACAGAATTAACATCAGACATCACACCAACTGAAGGCTGCATGTCAAACATTCTGTTTATAGCTCCGGCACCATCGGATATGTCACTCAAATCAAGAACAGGTCGAATTGTTGGTTGAGAATCAACATCCATGTTAAGTATGTCCGAGACATTGTTTAATGCACCAGATAAAGATTTCGTTGATTGTTTAGCAACTTTAGCTGTAGATTTGTAAACGTCTTTTTCGCCCTTACCGAGTGCATTGGTAAGACCTTTCACCATATAACCACCGAATCCATACCACACTTCTGACGGCGAATTGATCTCTTCATTATCGGTGAATCCTTTATTGGCGGACTTAGCCAGAGACGCACCTTTATCGTATAGACTTTGACGTTTCTCTTCCAAACCATTAGCTAAACCTTTGCCGAGGTACTTTCCTGCGCTTTTGAAATCGTCGTATTTATCTTTAGCACCTGAGATTGCCTTATTAGCTAATGTTTTACCTTTCTTAGACACTGAGCTTTCAGACTTTGTAATTCCCGATGCAAATTTCTTAACGAGAGCTTCACCAGCTTTCACAGCATCTGACTGCTTAGATTTGAAACCATTAACGGCGCTGTTAGAAACGCTCTTAGCTGATTTCTGTATTGCTGGTAGGTTGTTTTTAATACCCTTATCCAGGTTCTTAGCCATAGCAGCACCAGCACTGTTCATTTTTTCTCCAGAATTTTTGAAAGCGCTTACAAACTTATCGACCTGAGCGTTTCCTAATTTCTTGAGACCTGTGGAGAAGGAACTCATTTTTCCAAAGTCAACATTACCCATTCCTTTTGCAAGATTAACGAGCGACTTGCATGCTTTAATGGCCGAATTAACATCAGATGTGTTTACCTTTCCACTAACTGAATTCGAAAACTTAGCCATTGCTTTACCCATGCTGGATAATTTGTTTCCGAGAGCTCCGAAGTTAACTTTGCTTGATACAAAAGCGTTGATCTTCTCTGTATTCGGAAGATTAGCCATAACTTTTTTCAAAAGTTTAATAGCACTAGTACCGGCCTCTGGGTTGAACTTTTTATTATTCACCGAATTTGAAAACTTTACAATTGCTTTACCCATGCTGGATAATTTGTTTCCGAGAGCTCCGAAGTTAACCTCACTGTTCGTAAATGAAAGTATCTTTTTACTATCTGGAAGATTGTTCATAAGGCTTTTCAGAACATTGATTGCATTTTTAGCAGGTTCTAAGTTCACTTTCTTATCAACAAATACGTTAGAAAATTTAACTATCGCCTTGCCCATGCTGGCCAGTTTATTCCCGAAAGTTCCAAAATTAACTTCACTGTTCGTAAATGAAAGTATCTTTTTACTATCTGGAAGATTATCCATCAGTTTACCGATGGTTGTCATGGCATTATTCACCGGACTCAAATCAACTTTTTTATCGCCCATCGATTTAGAAAACTTAGAAATCGCTTTACCCATACTGGATAATTTGTTTCCGAATTCCTTAAAGTCTACTTTTGAAGAAGCGAATGTGTTGATTTTCGATGTATCCGGTAAATTACTTAATATCTCGGTAACTTTGTTGATGGCCTTTGTGTTTATTTCCTCATCGGAAAGAGACTCCGAAAACTTAGAAATTGCTTTGCCCATCTCTGAAAGTTTTGTTCCGAAATCTGCATAATTAACCTTCGAATTAACGAATGATGTTATTTTGTTGCTTGACAGTCCACCAATGATGTTTTTAATAACGTTTGCTGCTTCGCTAGCTTTTTCAGTGTTAATATTATCATCGTTGAACTTCTTACAAAATTCAGCAATACCATTTCCAACAAAAGAAAGATTGGTCTTAAATTGTTCACCTTTGAAATCCGAAGAGAATATACTTGAATTCTCTTTTTTAAGCATTCCAGTTATAGTATTTAAGACGCTTTTAGCTACTTCCACATTTTCTTTGTTTATTTTTTTATTCGAAACAGCATCCGAAAACGAAGCTATACCTTTCCCTAAATTTTCCAGGTTTGTAGGGAAGTTATTTTGAATTTTACTCAATACCGTTCCGACATCAGTATCCTCAGGTAAACCTTTTACCATATCGACGAGTACTTTACCGGTACTTGCTGCTGCTGACACGGCTTCTGGTTTGATGTTCTTAACACTGTCTGAGAACTCAGCCATACCCTTCCCAAAACCTTTAAGATCCTCAATGAAATCTTCGAGGCTTTCATCCCCCGAAAACCAACTAAAGAACCCGCCTGTTTTTGGTAGAGCGCTCTGCATCTCAGCAAGGGCTTTACCCGCATTTGCTGCGGCTGTTACAGCACCTTCATCGATTTTACCGGCTACCTCAGCTGAGAAATCAGTCATAGCCTCGCCAAATGGTACAATATTATTACAGAAGTCCTCTAGCTTATTATCACCAGTGAATAAACTAAAGAACCCACCGTGATTCGGAAGTGTTTTCGACATCTCTGCAATTGCTTTACCCGCATTGGCTGCTGCTGTAACAGCACCTTCATCGATTTTACCGGCTACCTCAGCTGAGAAATCAGCCATGGCTTCACCGAACGGAACAATATTCTTATAGAAGTCCTCTAGCTTATTATCACCAGTGAATAAACTAAAGAACCCACCGTTGTTAGGTAGGGTGTTTGACATTTCTGAGATTACTTTACCTGCATTTGCTGCGGCCGTCACAGCGCCTTCATCGATTTTACCGGCTACTGCGGCAGAGAAGTCGGCCATGGCATTTCCGAATGGAACAAGTTTTGGATAAAAGTCCTCTAACTTATTGTCACCCGTAAATAGACTAAAGAATCCACCGTGGTTAGGTATTTCGCTAGACATCTCAGCCAACAATTTACCCGCATTTGCTGCGGCTGTTACAGCACCTTCATCGATTTTACCGGCTATTGTAGATGAGAACTCAGCCATAGCCTTACCGAACGGCACAAGTTTCGGGTAAAAGTTCTCTAACTTATTGTCGCCAGCAAACAGGCTAACTAAACCGCCCTCATTAGGTATCGCACTAGCCATCTCAGCCAACAATTTACCGGCATTAGCTGCTGCCGTTACGGCACCTTCGTCGATGTTTCCAGATACTGCGGCAGAGAAATCGGCCATTGCTTTACCGAATGGTACGATCTGGTTAGAGAATTTAGTTAGGCTATTTTCTCCAGTTATAAACGTCGCTATACCATCAAGAATATTTGCGGCTGTCAATGCCATAATAATACCGACAAGTGACTTAACGCCTGACAAAGATTCGGGGGTTACTGCTTTTGCTCCTTCTATGAATGGCGTTACGTTTTTCATAAAATTGGACAGATTAGTACCAACTTGTGGTAGCGTAGATGTAACACCGACAGCTATGCCGCCAACGATTCCACCAATAAACTGACCTATCGCCGTTCCTATCGCTTGAAGTAGGTTACCACCTTCGCTGATCAACCATTTCAAACCTGGTATTTGAGCAAGACCACCAACCGCAGCCAATACTGCCGACAATTCCGCAATAAGAACCCCAAGTGCTAAAACGCCAACCATGGCGCTAGGCACAAGAGCCGCTAAAGTTGATAAAGCTATCATTATACCGGTTAACATACCGATGCCCGCTATAGCCTTCAACAGACCATCCGTGTTTATTCCATTTAAAGCTTCTATTACTCCTTTGAATAAAGAACCTATTAAATTAACCACTGCCTTAATAAGAGCTGGCATGTTATTCGCTATTCCGTTTATTACACCAATGATGATTTGCATTATGGAGCCAACAATGTCCTGTATGTGGCTAGCCAAAGAAGCCAAAACTTTGGTCACTAATACTAGCGCACCTTCAACTATCATTGGAACACATTCAACAAGGACTTTAACCAATGTCACTATAATAGCTCGGATCGCCTCACCAATTGCTGGAACACCTTTAGCTATAACTTCGCATAGAACGATTATTGCTTCGCCTATTTTTTGTGCGATTGCCGGGATCAAATTTATTATTCCGGTTATTATTATAGTAAGTGATGCGACTATGGCTGTAGCAGCACTTGCAGTTACCGTGGCTAGAGCAGTAAGTCCAGCTGAAATAGCCATCAAACCTGCACCCACAGTTAATGTTGCAACGCCAATAAGCACAAGCGATCCAGCAAGACCCAATATAGCTGGTACGACTGGAGCGAGAACTGCCCCAGCAACACCAATGATTGCGAAGGCACCCGCAATTGTCAATAATCCTTTAGCAATGCTTTCCCAACTCATACTACCTAACGTAGTCATGACAGGTACAAATACTCTAAGAGCAGCAGTCATAATAAGTAACGATGCGGAAGACTTAATGATGCCTTGTGATAGCCCAGACAACAATGTAAATCCAGCCGCCAACGCTAATAAACCACCTATTGCGGCGCCAGCTTTACCTAGAGATTCCCAGTCCATTGCTCCAAACTTTTGGCACACATCGGCAAATATTTCCATTGCAGCAGCCATTATCGTCAGACTAACAACCGATTTCAACATTCCGGATGACAGTCCAGATAGCAATGTAAATCCTGCGGCTAATGCTAATATGCCGCCTATAGCAGCTCCAGCTTTACCTAGAGATTCCCATTGTAATGCTCCAAACTTTTTACACACATCGGCAAATATTTCCATTGCAGCACCGATTATTACTAACGCCACCGAACTCTTAATCAATTTTGATGAATATCCGGATAGCAATGTAAATCCTGCGGCTAATGCTAATATGCCGCCTATAGCAGCTCCAGCTTTACCAAGCCCTTCCCAACTAATGGATTCGAACTTCTTACATACACTCGCAAATATTTGCATCGCCGCGCCCATTATTAATAATGAGGTTGAGCTGCTTATCATCTTCTTCGAATCTATCATCGACATTAGTTTCTGGAACCCGACAAAAGTTAACAATACACCAGCAACTCCAGCAAGGCCTTTTCCAAGACCTTCCCAACTTAAAGACGACATGCCTTTTAAAACGGACACCATAATCTTTAGAGCTGCAGCCATCAATATCATTTGACCAGCGCCCTTAACTACGGTCTTATTTTCAGAAGACATTATCTTAGCTGCGGCTACTAAAATGGACGTTAATCCGACAAGACCAGTAAGCCCTTTTCCGATATCACTCCAGCTAAGATCAGCTATTTTCTTCATCGCTGATGCCAACAAAAGAATTGATATTGACATGGCGATCATTAGAGTAGACGCTTTCGAAACTTTGCTGTATGATCCGTCGATTTTATCAAATATCGCTAAAGCGCCCATCAAGTTTCCGAATAGCACAGTAATCGCGCCTAGAGCATTGGTTAATCGTTTAGGATCGATCATTGATAAAACAACAAGAGAACCAGCCAATAAAGCAATTGCGCCTGCGATTTTAAGTAACGTTCCCGCTTTAAGCTGTTGTTGCCATGCCTCTAAACTACCTTTAACTCCATCGAGTATTCCTTTAATCTTATCTAGAAATCCACCGACATCGCTGAAAGCATCGGTCAATCCACCGATAAATTTATTAAGTCCAAGAAGAATACCAGTAAATATTCCACTATTAACAATATCCAATGCTGAATTGATATCCCCATTTCGGAATGCACCTGCAATAACGCTCCCTATGGAAGATCCAATCTCGGAAATTTTAGAGCCTACTTTTTGTATAATATTCCAAATACCTTGCATGAGTTTGAGAAACTCTTCAAATCCAGGCATTTGAATTTTCTCTGCTATAAAACTCGCAAACTGTTTGAATTTATCTATTCCATTTTGAAGGAATTTAATCATTCCATCTATGGACTTTCCAAACACATCAGTTTCTTTTATTGAATCTCGTACACCACTTAACCAATCACCGATAGAACCGGTTACACCAAGAACACCATCACCAAGGCCTGTGAAGTTTCCTATCAATCTTACGATACCGCTAGCAAGTTCTTTTAAAAACGTAACACCAATATCCACAACAGAAAACAAGCCTTTAAACGTTGACTTAAGGTTTTTTGTTTGTGTACTAGATAATTTAAAATGCCGTGTTAAATCACGAATGTTTTTAGTTATCTCAAGAAGCTGCTTTGAAGTCATTCTTGGAAATACTTCTCTAAAGGCTTCTTTTATTGGCTTTATGATACCGAGCAGACCCTTGAATGCATTTGTTATGGCTTCGATAGCCATCTTTCGTCCGCCGCCTTTAGCCCAACCTTCCAAAAGATTATTACGAGCTTCTGCCGATTTATTTATAGCCTCACTGAAATAATCGGATGCACTGGTCCAAAGTTTTTTCGCTTCTTCGAAATCACCGACAAGTATTTCCCAACTTTGAGTCCATCCCGATTGAGCTGCTTCCTTCAATGTATCCATTAACTGGGTAAACGTTTTAACCTTTGTTGCGGCATCATTGGCTGTTTTACCCATTTTCATGATTTTCTTTATCTGCTCATCGGTATAACCCATGGATTTCAATTGTTTCTCATTGAGATCTCCGGTGAACTTAGATAACGTCTCAGTTAAAATCTCGGAAGATAACCATCCTTTTTGTAACGTCTCTCTGAATGATCCTTCTTTCTTGATCATATCGTCGATCTTAATTCCGTGAACACGTGCAGTTTCTTTTAACGCATCCTGAAATACCTGACCACCCATTCCAGCATTAACAACCGAGTTCCAGTCTTGAAGTTTAACTGTTCCGGCAGCCAAAGCCTGAGAGAGCTGATACATAGCAGTCGACGCCTGCTGGGAATTCGATCCCGACACTGCTGCTAAGTTCGCAATACCTTTAATAGCTGATACTGATGTATCCAAATCAACACCAGCAGCTGTGAATGTACCGATGTTACGAGTCATCTCAGTAAAGTTATAGATGGTTTTATCGGCATAATGATTAAGCTCATCTAATGCCCCGTTTACATCTTTTAACGTACTTCCTTTACTCTCGGTATTAGCGAGGATTGTCTGGACTGCATTTATCTGAGTTTCATACTCTTCAAATCCAGACTTTATTGGTTCAATAGTAAACGCTGAAGATATTCGTTTTCCAGCACCGACCGCAGAATCAACTATATTGTTTATCTGATGTTGTATTGTAGCTTGGAGGTAAGAGAACTTTGTTTTAACTGTGTCAATTCCATTACTAATTCCAGAGAAGTCTAGTTTTCTAGCTGAGGCATTGATTTCTTCTAAGCCTTTAGACATTCCATTGAAGTTCAAACTTTGCTTCAGCTTATCAAGTGTCGACATACTGGTCTTAACATTACTCTCAAACTGCTTGTTGTCAAACTGCATTGAGACGACTCTTTCGTCAATGGTTTTACTCATAATTTAGTAACCTCCCTCCATGCGTTGTCTACAATCTCATCAAAAATAGGTTGAATCGCAGGATTAATGTAGTCTCGTCCTTGAACCCATCCACCATTTTTTGTTCCATGACCGTACTGTAAAATAATAGCGATTGGAACTCCATTTTGAATGTTTGAATTCGTGAATACAATCTCCGCAGACCCGCTTTTGTTTACTATTTCATAACTCCACGAATTGGCAGTCTTTCCTGTTTTAATAGGGGTCACAGACGAAAGAGCGGCCACTCCAGCTCGACCGTACTTATCGAGATCGCCGAGTTTAACTGTTTCTTTCGCTCTCTCCAGGAAGCGGGTTAACTTGGAGAAATCGCCCTTTTGTCTGAAACTTATCATTTTATCAACCCCTTTATTTTTTTTTCGTGTATTTCAAACTAATCCATCCAGCCCCGGACTTCAATTTACCCCAGCCATTTTTTGTCTCGACTATGGTATAAGTTATACCTTTCGCAGTGTGTCCAACTACACTGTACTTCGTCCCCGGACCGGTTCGAATGTTCAACGATTCACATGTGACTGTAACCTTATATGAATCGTCTTTATCATTAGATGATTTACTAGACTTATTAGATTCATTAGTCTCACTTCCAGTGTTGGATGTAATCTTTTTCCACAACTCTTTCCACCGTTTATCCTTATTGGCATTGCCACAATAATATCCGGGACACAATTTATGAGAAGCATCGTAATGACGAACCACATCTTTATCTTTCACGCCATAATCGGCTTGAATAGCTTTAACTAATTTCTTAAGCGATTTAATTTGTTCTTTTGTAAATTTTTCATCAGCGCTTACAACTTCGATACCAATACTGGTATTATTCCAAATTCCATATCTACCTTTTCCATCTCCACAATGCCAAGAATAATACTTAGCGCAATTCGCATTGAATTTGTAAATGCTTCCATCTTTATCGATGAAATAATCAGCACTAGCGTCGTGGTCTCCACCGCCAAAATAAATGCAATTGTTCTTTGCTGATGCTTTTGTTCCCGTGTTATGTATTACAATATTTTTAACTTTTTTACCAACTCTTCTGTCAGAACATTTTGTAACGTTGTACTTTGTCTGCTGATAATTCTTATTCATAGATGGGTATCCCATAATTATCACTCCTATCTATTTCTTTCTAGCTTTTCTACGAGCAGCATTTATCGCTGCATGATGCGATGCAATCTCGCTACGACTTCTCTTTTTAGGTGGCTGATTCTTAATGTTACAAACCTTAATCAATGATATAAGTCGATTCAAATGCCACTTTTGACACTCGAATGGTATTCCTAATGTGATCATCCAATAATAAATAATCTCAGCGGTAACAGTTTCTCTATTAGATCCACCATTATTATCTTTAGCGAACGTAATTCCTGTCATAGGAGCATTGATGTAATTGTTTATCTGTTCTTCATTTTCCATGGTTAAACAATAGTAGACATATGGATTCACATTTTGTGTGATTGTCATACATCTTATGTAATCTATTATTTCTTCTCTTGTTTTCGATTTTTTAGAGAAGTAAGATTTGCACCATTTCGATTCCCATTTTGAAACTGAGACAAGCGAATGCTCAAGACGCAATGTGCATTTTTTTACACTCACGAATGTTTCGCTATGTTCATCCCATAGTTCCGTTTCCGGAATTGTGATCTCAAGCATTCGACTTCCCTCCAATATAATTATTTAATAGGCAATGACTCCACTTTATTTGTTATTGCCTGGTTCTTTTCGGTTCCACTAACTTTAGAATCTGATGGCATAATACCATTAACAAAGTCCGCTGCTGCTTCAGCATTTGTAGATAATTCTACAAATAATTCCGAATAAGCTTCTGTTGATTCGAATTCTTTTCTCAATTCATCTGTCTTGATGAACGCCCTTCCATCTGGACTCTTTTGACCATAGGCTTTCAACACCAGATCTTTGAATACTTTGATAATGGCAGGGGCATCCTGCGCTGCAACGATTCGGTTAACCATTTCAACCAATCCACCAGTTGTACCCATCTCGATCTCGATCAGCTCTGCCTTTGTCAAATTAAAGAAAAAGTCCTCGGTTCTTTCAACGCCATTATAATCAATGTAAGTAATTGTCTTTTTTAACATAATAATAATCTCCTTTCATTAAAAAGAAGGCCCCGTTATTAAAACGAGACCCTCCAACAAGTTGTTATTTTTTTTTTTAGCCTTCTGTGGTAACAGTAGTGATGATCTCATCTGGAAGTGGTAAACGAGCCTCTTTTTCCGCAGAACCAAACAGAATTGCTTCCAGGGCAGCGAGCTTCGTAGCATCCACTTTCGTACTGTCAATTGTAAGAGTTGCTGTCTGTTCAAATCCTTCGACGCTAACTGGTGTTGTGCTTACTTCCCAAGAAAGGGTGATCGCCTCTGGGCTATCATTGATAGTCTGATATCCTTTCTCCGAAGGAGCAGCTAAAGCACCATAAATGATGTGCAGCTTATAGCCATAGTCATTTCCTTTAGTGTCATTACCGATCGTAGTTTTATAAACCATACCGAACTGTTTACGCTTCTGCTGACCAATGGTAACGCCTGTTGCAACTTCTGCGGTTCCATCGCACTCATCAAACTCTGGCGGAGACATATAAGCCTCAATGGTAGCTTTGAACTCTTCAGCTGACAAGAGATTCATATACTTAATGTCATCAGCATACAATGGCGTAGGCTCAGCGCCTTCTGGACTTTCTGTTACAGAAATAAGACCATTCCAAGCGACACCTTTTGGATAAGCACCGTTTTCGTCCTGTGGATACAAGACGCCGTTTTTCACACCAGTCTCATACTCACGAGCACCGGTCTGATCCCAAACAAGTTTAGACATATTTTTGTCCTCCTTTTTAATAATATAGTGTTAAAACATCGTGATTTAGATTATCGGCCTTGTAGTGTCGATCCCATTGACAGTTTTGAAGTTTTTCAATTTCGTCGATAACGGGTTCGTCTGGCCGTTTACTAATTACGATAATTTCATAGCAATTTGTTTTTAAGTAAATTCCATTATCCGCGTGTTTAACGTCGGGTTTCGTTTTCGAATAACATATAGCCGGATAGTTCATTACTACTGACTCGGGAGGTTGGTAATACACATTTTTACTTCCCAATAACTCTTCGAGTTTTTTTTGCAATTCAAGTCTGTTGGACATTATATACACCTCCCATAGTCAATATTAACCTAGGGTATTGAACCTCAACATTTGTTACTTTCCATTTGGCTCCCGCATATTCGATGTAAACGATAGAAGAACAATTCTGAACGGCAAATGGATCGGCTAATATGCTGATCATGTTTGATAGATTAATGTCGCTATTTACTTTATCCATAGATTGGCGCATCCAGCGACTAGAGATAACATCTCCATAATACGAACGTTCGGTAATTTGTTCTTCCCAAACTCCAGGTTTGGTTTCTACCGTTTCAGCATAGCCGATTTTTCCATACCATTTACCCATTTTGAATTATTCCTCCGATCTCATTAACCCTGTGGTTCTTCCTGATCACCTGCAGTTGTTGAAGAAACAGGCTCTTCCAAAGCAATAGCAGAATACACTTTTGTAAGTGCACCGGAAAGTCTTGTTTCCAACAGATACTTATAGCGGTTGAAGTCCATATCGAAATCTTCGAATTTGGTAATCTCGCCGCCTCTGGTGGATCCGAACTGATAGTCTGCAAGGTTTACGAACAAGCCGAGCAACTTCTTAGTTTTACCATCGGAAGTTGTTCTAGTTCTACCCTCGAACTGCTCAACTGTGTAGATTTCGCCTACGTTAAGAGCTGCTGCCAAATCAGACTTAGAGTCATAGATGCGACGACCATTCAAGTCACGTGCAAGCAGCATCACGTTCAACAAGTGAGGAGTGCAATACAAATCTGGTGTTCCAGACCCTTTGTACTTCTCACGGGAATACAATGCCGCTGTAATAATAGCTTCGGCATAGATGTAATTCTCGCCAAAGTTAGCTCCGGTGTTTGTTCCCTGAAGTTCAGCTTTTGCTGCTGCGATATCGACATCTTTATGAATTGTATACAACTCATCATCATTCCAGATAGAACGAATGTGAGTCTCATGAATCTTGTCTGGATCGCCCTCTTCACGACCATCGCCGATCAAAGCTGCCAAAGCAAGTTCTTCGTTCAATGTGTGGCGCATAACATTCCACTGATATTCAACAACATCAAAATCTGTAATGTCGATGATGTCATCACGATGCATGTTGTCTTTAATGTAGACAGTCTGTGGGTCTGTTGTTCTGCTCAACAGTTTGATGTTAGCGGAAACTTTCTTCTCATCACCTTTATTCTGGTAACCTTTTGCTCTCAGTTCAGCGATACGAGAATCAGCCTGACGTGTACGGATACGGCTGATAGGGCTTTTATGAATTTTGCCCATTACACCAGCGATCCAGGACTGATCTCTTTCAAGTAACTCAGGAGCACCTTTCTTAGTAAGCTCGTATTCTGGGAACAACTGATCGTAATTCTCGAATCCATGAGCCAGCTGCTCGTTTTCGTTAGCGTAGATTTCCATGGCTGCTTTCAAACTTCCAACACCACTCTGTTTAGCAAGTTCAACGATAGCCTCCTGAACGGAATGGCTGAGCACATCCTTGTTTTCGGTTTCAGCACCGTCAAATACATTATGTTTCATTGTTTCATTTCCTCCTTTTGATTCTTCTTTTTCTGGCTCTTCGTCGTCCGAATCATCGACAACTGAACCCAATAATGCATAAACGACAGTTTTTTGGTCTTCATTCATTGAATCGAAAACCTCTTGAACTGTTTTTTCTTTTCCGGAATCTTTATTATCTTCCGGCTTCTTTTCGGAATTATCATCTTTTTTTGGAGCTTCAGGTTCAGCGTGTTGAATGTTATCTTCAAGTGAAATATATTCACCTGTAAAGATTCGAGCTTCCTCTTCTGACTCTTCTCCATGTCTGATGACTGATTCGATGAATGCTCCTGGATTAGCTCCGGCAAGAACAAGGCTTACTTCACGGATATCACCATGAACAACGTTAGCCATATTCTGTTTCAGGTTGTTTGCGAAAATAGACAATGCATCTACATCGCCATGTTGTACAAGCAGCTTCGCGGTTTGTCCGGACTCGGTGTCATTGAATGTTCCGTAAGCATAAACGCCTTCGTCACGATTCTCTAACAATGCATGTCCAAGTACATCAACCACTCCTTCATGCTTGTGGTTCCATACGAGAGGGACAACTTTTCCATCCATATGTTTAAATGCATCTTTCATGATAGTTCTACCATCAGAGCATTTAAGGTTGTTTTTAGTCGCCCATCCACAAAAATCATAGTCCTTCATTTTGATTTTCTTCTCCTTCCATATTTGATTCTTTATCTGGTTCCATTTGTTCCGAAGTCTGACTTATGTTGCTATTCATAAGTTGATCAGCTTTCGGATCATCTGACGGTTTCATCCCTATCTTCTGTCTGATCTCATTCGACGTCATGATTTCATTTCTAGTAAACTTATCTGCTATTTCCGCAATATTGTTAACTGGAACAAGCTTGAACGGGTCTCTAAAATATGAAATTGTCTGTTTCTGTGACCTAGCAGTTTTTGTTAGGAATTTACGTTTCATCTCGTCAACGATTGCTGATAGAATCGGCTCAACGGTATGGGTTAAATAATTCAATTGTGTTTGCTCGTCGGCAGTTCCATCTAATATACTCTGAGTGATTCCTAACTGGCTATATAGCATACTCGTTAAATATTCAATCTGAGACATTAGATTGTTGTCTACTGATCGATTCAACTGTGTGATACGCTCTGTTGCGTCCGCATAAGCGATACCATACTTTGAATTAGTTAACTGCTCCTCTATTTGTTTTCGCCTCTCGTCGGCTTGTTGACGTCTTGTCGGTGATTTTATAGTGTACGGTAATTGGATTATCAAATCCAATTTTCCAGACCCACTCTGATCGTCGATAACGTCCAAAAGATTAAGTTTTCTTATAAGACGTTGCATAGTAGAGTTCGGTTCATTCATAATTGAATAGAATGGATTTTCAACAATACCGACCATACTCTTAGGTAACACAAGCTCCTCGTAATATCCTTTTTTATCATTGTAAATTTTCACTTTTACATGAGCTGGATACCATTCCAGAATTTCTCCGGTTCGCATTGTCTGAATATCATACGAGCCTGTTACTGTCGGGTCTAATGTTGTATCTATCGGAACAATTGCCACGACGCCTTCATCCAACATAGACATAACAATATCTTGTTTAAGAGCCTGTCCTGTTTGGTCGATATTAGCTTCCAGATTTAAACAATTATTCAAACCTGAATCTATAAATCCGACAAACCGATCATCTTTATCTAATTTGCAGTGATTAATGTTGATAGATGCCACATCCAAACCGATTCGATTATAAATAGATGTAACGATTGATCGCTCATTACCCCGCGATAACCGTATTCGATCGGGTCTATGTACATAGTAATTACCGCCAGCATTTGTATAATAGGCTGTCGGATCTCTGTTCATAAAAGCATTCCAGGCATGCTGGAGTCTATTTGTTAATCCCATTTTTTAATCCTCCTATTCAAAAGCATCTTTGTTGAGTTTATAAGCGACATAAGCATCCATCATAGCTGCAACAGCATCGATCTTTTGGTCGTATCGCTTCTTCAAAAGTTTTCTGTTACCATTTGTATCTTCTAATGTGATGCAATTGCCCATGGCAAATTCCATAAGTTCTTCATCGAAAAGTAATAATCGCTCTTCCGATAATTTCTTTAATTCGCCCAAAGGAACCGATTCAGTTCTAGCACCCTGAATTACCTTTTCTATACCAAAAGGACCATTATCTGTTTCCCATCTAGCCACGAATGATTTCGCATTGTATGGGTCAAAACCAAAGGATCGAACGTCGTATTCGCAAGCGATAATATGCGCATCGAGATCATCATAAACCTGATCCATGTCAAGGACAGCGCCTTCTAAAACAATCAAACTTCCTTCTTTCATGAATGAGTCATACTTAATTCGCATAGAAGCGGGTAGCTTCATAAGTGTGGTAGAAGAAATATAGTTCCTTGTCTTAATGCCGAACGCACCATTGGAAAGAGGGAACATGAAAGTGAATGCACAAAAGTCATCACCTTGTGAAAGGTCTGCTCCCAAAGAACAAGGCATCCCCCAGAAATCTCGTTTTCTATGAGGAAGTGTCTCTTCATAAGTGAAGTAATATGTATAACCTTCCATTGGAATTCCAAATCGTTTTGCTAAGATATCATTTCGAGCAGCTGGTGCTTTCTCAGCTCTTTCGACATCCAACTGATATGTTTCGTAAGTTACTGTCTTTCCAAGATTAGGATTCGCTTTCAACCACATCTCAGGATTTGAAACTTCTTCGACATTATCGAGTTTGTAGTACCAAATGGACACATGCGGATTGATGTAGTCACCTTTTAAGATGTCCATCAATTCCATTTTGATGTCATCGCCAGACCCGTTACGGACTGTACCTTCTGAGCTTATAGCTACGATAAGATAATCATCGTTCTTAGAAGCACCCTGCTCTAAAGCACCAATAACGTCTTCTCTAATGTCTCCAGAAAGCCACTCATCCACAGTATTAATTCTACTGTTAAGTCCCTGAAGTTTGTCAATACTCATTGGGCGAATCTCAAGCAATGATCCAGTTAAGAAGTTCTCGACGCCTTTCTTTGTAGCAGCTAACTTCATACGATTTGCTTTTGAACCTGTCGTATTCTGCAAAGATCCTTCGGTCAGAAACTGAAACAACGGTCCTCTAGCTCTAGTAATCGCTGTTCGAATCGGAGCCATGACCTCTTCAGCCTGCTTCATCGTTGGAGCAGTCGTAACCTGGTGAGTCGTTGACGTGTCAACATTAAGAAAGAAGTTCTGAATACATGACGCATACATAGATTTCGCCGCACCTCTGGCTACGATGAGATACTGCTTATTAACAAGCCGTTTCTTTATCTGCTTCTTTACATAACGTCCACCATGTCCATCTGGAGATGGCTCGTAAACGCTTCGTTCGACAAAGTAATACCAGCCGAAGATCTGTTCCGCCCAAAGTTTAAATGAATCAAGAAGATGTAAATCTTCACCATTGGTTAATGTGAGTTCATTCTCGCAATAATCAATAAAACCCTGGATTGCTTGGTCGTCATACCAAATTCCAGGGTTAGCTATTAAATCATCTATTCGATTCATCTCCATTGAGATCTCTTTACATACCGGTATCTCACCATTGATTACGGCATCTCGAAATTGGCCGTAATACTTTGGTGTGGCTGTATTCGACAATGCCATATTTGTTCTCCTTATTTCATTTTATACTCGTAAACATTTCCGGCGACCTTAACTAGTTTCATAGTTCCGATCTTAGCGAGACCAGCATTAGCTCGCTGCATCGCCTTTTGATTAGCGTATTTTTTAACACTGCTTATGATCTTGTTTCTGTTTCGATATACATACTGACCAGCGACCATTAGACCATAATTTCTCCAAGCGGCAATCTTAGCTTTTGATACTGCTGTTTTCTGATCCATACCTTTGTCGACCATGTTCTTTGCGGCTTGTTTATAAACACTGCCTTGATATGCTATTCGCCTACTGGTTAATTCCTTTCTTCTAATGTTTTCATACGCCTTATTAATCGCTTGCTTACGCTCTTGTTTTACATCGTACTTTTTCTGTGAAGCTACGGCTTTAGCGCGATGTTTATCGGCTACTTTCTGAACAGCTTTAGCCTCACTTTCATATCCGCTTTTTCGTAATTCATCAGCATCTTTCTGAACACTTCGAGCAGCTCTGCTGTGGTATCTATTACCGATACTGGTTTTTCGCTTACCCCACTTCATACCAAGCACTCCATAATGCATTAATTCATTGTTACTCATCTGATTACCTCCTAAGTTCTTTTATGGCGAGGGCAATACTCAATGCTGAACCTGTAATTGTTAGCACACTTCCTGCAGTTTCGAGAATCTTATTGACTCTTTCTTTACCTTTGGGTATTTTCTGTGGTGAGAATAAATCGTTATATTGTCGTTCCAAGAATTCTCTGTTAATTCTTTCACGCATCTCTTTATCAGTCATGTTACTGAGGTCCATTTTGGTTTTTGTCCGATTCTTACCACGGTTAGCATTAACATTCTTAAGGTTATTAGCCATGTTAGAACCTTCATTAACCAATCTTTTGGATCGTTCCATATCTTCTCTAACCCAACGATTAGGGTCTGCGGACCCAACTTTATTACCTTTTTTCTTTCCGGAATTTTCTCGTTGATCCCGCTCATAACGTTTTCTACCAGCGTCAGTTAAAGATCCATCAGAATTCTGATAACGTCTAACACCCCATCTCATTCCCTTTACTCCAGAATGTGATAAAAACTTACTCATAGTTTAACCCTCCTCTCTACAAAGTCATATCTGTTTCCGACGCAACATTAAGTCGCCATTCAAATTCACTAATTTGTCTGTTTATGGAATCGATAGCAGCCGAGCTAGTTGGTGGGTCAAATATGAGTTTAACCTTTAAATAGATGTACGATTTAACCAACTCTATTTTGGTTTGATCCGATACATAATCGTCCCATGTATCATCTTCATCGGTAATTGAAAATCCGGTTGACGGACCCACGCCGAGTTGCGTTAGAATCATAAATACAGAATTTATATGGATTATAACGTCCTGATCAAATGCGGTATATTCCTCTGGAATCCCTAACAGTTTTTTTATTGACGTTAATATACTTTCCATCTAATCCCTCCTTATTTGAGGTCGACGAATTTCAGCATGCAATATCCAGATACTCCATCGGGTGTGGTAACCTTAATCCAATCGTCATTTTGATAATTGGAATCGACCTTAAGTTTACAGTCTTTCTCGACTACACAAAGAGGGTCCGAGTCAATGTCCGGACGTTTACGAATGTTCAGTCTTGAACAATTGACAATACTGAACGAGGTCTTAGGTTTATCGTCAACATTTCCAGCTGCTTCTTCCACATTAGTGCTTACTGGAGCTGCTGTTTTTTCATTCTCTTCGTTTTGCTTGGAATACTGACCATAGTTACGGTAGCTCTGATTTTTAAAATTTTTATTACTCATTTTAATTTCCTCCTTTATTAATGTCGCCAAGGACATGTGTCATTTTTCATTCTTTCAGTTGGCATCATCGGTAAGATACTTATATTACCATAATGGATCGCATTGTGTGTTCTATGCGTGGTTGTGATTAGAAACTCTGGATTAAGTAGGAAATCACTCTCTCGATTAATATCTTCCATGGTAATAGGATTCATGTGATGAATTAATACATTGCTATGTATATCATAGCCATCGACTCCGAGATCACATCCATTATCTCGAATAATCACTTTATCTCTTATAGATCGCCATTTCTGCGATCTGTAAAAGAGTTGATTTATATACCGATCATACCCAAAAGTATCTTTACCAACTGATCCACCAAGTTGTAAATACTCAAAGCGTTCTTCGAATGTGGCTAGTTTGACTAGTTCTGAATACGATCTAATAATCGTCTTCTGAGTCATCATCTTCACCACACTCCTCTTCTTGTCCGCTGTATCTACGCATAGCATTGAGAGCATTGGTATATAGTTCTTCCACTCTTTTAGCCGATTGTATGGATTCTTTTTTAGCGGCCATGAGTTCCTTTTGTTCTGCTAAAATCTCTTTTTCAAGTCTAGCTTTTGTTGATCCTCGTTTGACGAACTCGGTTATAAGCTGAGAAGAAGCAGTACCATCTCGTAATTGTTGCTCTGCAAGATCCATAGCTAAAGATATCATCTGATTCTCTCTAGCTTCTGGAGTTATGGCTGGCCGCATTCTTTTAGACTCGCTTGCGGCTTTATTTTTACTCATAAGTACTACCTCCTTTCTTTACTAAACCTTCTCTATTTGTTTGCTTCATACTGTCCGTAAAGTCGGATCACTTTCGTTGTTTGCTGACCAAGAATACCGACAACACTCACACATGGTGAACCACCCATATAAGCGTCATATGTAGCCATTCCTGAGTAATTACCATTACTTGTTTCGGCACACATCGAGTACCTTCCACCTGTTGCATTATCAATATTCACGACAAAAGGTAGACCAATAATAGTACCTATTTGTGCTGTGTCGATTGACGAACTAAAAACAAATTTAATCGCTATATAAACGATTTTCCCAACTTTCTTGTATTGCGCTATGGTAGAGGAAGGCTTAATACTCGAACTTACAATATCTGGAGAGAAAGTACCTTCTTCATAAGATACTTTTTCATCAAGTTTCTGACCGACAATTTTAGAGTCTGCCGGAACACCTTCCTCTGATAATGTCTCGTCCGTCAAATGTAAATCAACTGTATTTTTGTTTCCAGTTAGTGACACATTGTTGATAGATGGCTTATTTTCCAATGAATCATAATCAGTAGTTCCGCCACCATCACCTGAAGGTCTTTTCAGCGCTCCCTTAACTTCGTCGATAAAATTTTGAGTATAGTCAAAGTCCATATTTTCACCTCTTTTGCATAATTTTACGTTTACTCTCGATGACTTTTAGATATCTCTTTGATAACATTTAGGTGGTTTTATGAGGCGAAAGGAGAATATTCACATGGCAAAAATAATCATCAATCCAAACAAAAATACCAAACGGTAAAAAATGGCAAGCAGTATAAAAAATCCGTGGCAGTACATCATACATACCTCATAAAACCACCTAAATGTTATCTGAGAAATATAAAAGCTTTTTCAAAAATATCCCGCCGGGGAATTTTTAAGGAGGCCGGCGATTTGGGGAGGGGGTGCATTTTTCGCAGACCCCCCTCTATCCTTTTGTGATGTTCACATGGCTTAAGCCTCTTCTTTTTTCTCTCTTACAACTTTTTTGTAGATGTCTAAAGGATCAATCTCAATTAATCGATCGATTGCTCTTTCCTTTTCTTTCTCTACTTCGAATTCGGTCATATCATCAGACACGTTGACGAGTCGATCAATACGACCGCAACAATCATAACCTTTTTCCATATCAAACAAATACCAAGAAGTGAATTGTTCAAATGGATCAAAAGGATTGTCGACTGTTGTTAATCTACATTCTTTTAACATTTAGTTCACTCCTTTCAAATAGTTTGAAATAGTCGAAGGCGATTTACCCATCTTCTTAGCAATCTCTGCAATGGTATAGTTAGCACTGAGTGATTTGATTCTGCTAATCTGTGAAGATGTTAATGTAGTTCTGACTTTAGGTGTTGCTCTTTCTCTAAGCTTATCGATGTCTGTATTGTTTAGTATCTCAACTAACTTAGCATCAGAGATAGCACCAGCTTGAATAGCTTCCCATTCTCTATCACTAATCTCAATGTTTCGTTTCTTTCTAGAGATAGAACCAACTTCTTCTCTATACTTAGAAACTGCTTGTTGTGAGATCTTCTTAACATCCTTTGTCTTCATGTCTGGATCAGCTTCTCTTTTAGCTTTGATCTCGGCATTGGCTTTTCTTAAAACAGCTCTTTCTTTAATACTGTTAAGCTTTGCGTCATTCAGCTTACTCATTAATGAGTCTACTTCTTTTCTATATGTAGACTTAGCAGAGCTAGAGAACTGTAATCTACCAGTATTCATCATACTAATACGTGCTTGATTAGCCATTGACTTCATAGCATTGGCATGATCAGCATATATGATTTCCATAGGGTGTTTAGCTTCTGATACTAAACTGTACGCATCATCTGTTTCAGCCATTTTAGTAGACTTCTGTGTTACCTTCTTACTCTTATATTGAAGGGTTCCAGCCTTATTGGTGAACTTAACAGCACCGGTGTCTGGATCCACCTTCTTTATAGGTGTATAGTCAGCTCTTTGTTTAGGGTCTTTTGGATTATAAGCTATGGTTTTACCATCAGTGGTCTTAATCTCCCGGAGACCCGTCTTCTTATTAGTGGTGTAATCTGGCCTGTATAATTTCTCTGGGCGTGCCGTCTTATAAATGAGAGCGCCTTCCGGTCTGTTTGGATCATACCAGGGCTTACCCTTTACATTGACAGACGGGGAGCCTTCTCGTTTATCCACATCACACTCACCACTACTTCTTGATAGGATAGTGGATGCACCACCATAACGAACCTTACCTTTAGAATCAACATGTCTTTGGTATTCTTTCCTAAGCTCAGCTATGTTATTGTCAATTGCACTCTGCTTGTAATCAAGCTTATGTTTCTCGGCATCAATAACTACCATACTATGTCGAACAGCTCTTGCTAGCTCTTTATCATCTGCTCCAGCTAAAGTCATATCAGTAATCAAGTTTGAAATCTTACCCATTTCCAGGTCAGTTCTCTTCATGATTGGATACTCAGCACCATTTCGATAATAGCGAGTCTTTCCATCAGTACCAGTTTTAGCTATACCGCCATATTCCACTTTAGGATCAAACCCTTTTAAACCTTCAAGCTCATTCTTAGATCTGATCTTTACCTTACCAGCAGGGTCATGAGTTGGTATACACATAACTGTATCACCATCGAAGTCTGCTCCCGACAATCGTTCAGCAACTCTACTGTTAATACCTACAGCATCAGTAATGTCTTTACCTAATAACTTCTTAGCTACTGGGTGTTTGTTGTTTACAGTAACAATAGGTATTTCAAATGTCCCACCATGTGGGTATCGAATAAGTGCTAGCTTAGTTCCGTTATCATACTTAGGTGCATAGATCTCGGTATCTTTCATGGATGTGATAGGTATAATAACATGGTACTTCTGACCAGGTAATGCTGCTGCCTTTAAATCAACAGCTGCTGCATCGCAACTATCAGCAAATTTACCAAGCATATGTCTTTTGATTGTTGGATTATTAATAGACATGATGTCATCATACTCAGCTTGCTTGTCTATTCTCGCAAGTTTAAGTTGCTGTTTTGCCAATGAGCGAGATTGCTTTCCTAGAAACTGAGATGGTAATGCATCTTTCCAATCTTCCCAATCACCTTCATCTGATCTTTTATTAATAAGACCAAGTTTTCTTTTGCCCTTCGAATCCGTATACCAATACTGACCGCCTTGATCAGCATCTTTAATAAGGGAACCGAATGGGTTGTCTGGGTCATCCTTAATATCTTTAAGGACATCTAACTTAGCAACTTTCTTCGATTTGTTGGTATTAAAAATAACATCAACACCATCTGGCATGTCATCTGAATATACTGCCATACCTTTTAAGTATTTTTTACCATCAACCATGATTCTAACCTGAGCATATCTGGATTCACCTAAAGATAGGTCATCGCATCCACGTCTAAGCTCAATGATTCCATCTTTATCGATTCCTCCATCTTCCATATAACGAATCTTAAGACGCTTTGAATCTAGACTTTCTGGATAATGGAATTTCTTTTCATATGTATCGCCACCATCACGTGAAATATATTCATTGATTGTGTGGACTTTATCAAAATCATAAATATCTTCATATGGTACGTCTGGTTTAGCAAGAACCTTCTGATTGGTCTGTTGACCAGGATTTGTTGGTTGTGGAATACCGCCAGTATATACATTGTATCCTTCACCCTGTAGTTTATATAAGGCTGTATCCAACATAGTTCTTGTAACGTTGAGTTCCTTCTCTACATCAGCTCCAACATCGATCATACCCTTTTCGTCTACTTGCTTTTTCAAGAAGTCAGCAGTGTTTGCTGCTGCTTTCATTCTTGATTCTGAGTCTGGATTAAGTAAGGATCGAACAGACGATTCATTGATACCCATTCTTCTACCAATCTCAGTGTTATTCAATCCTTCTTTATCTCTGAGTCTCTTAGCTGTTTCAACTTGACGAAGTCTTCTTTCATAGTTACACCAAGACTTTTCATTTCGATAATCATTCAGTGTAACACCTTCGCCAAATTCTTTCTTAATGTTTTCAGCTGTCTCGGTCCAACCGCTCTTTTTCAAAGCTTCTACTCGACTGAGGAAGTCACCAGATCCATGTTGATAAGGATCGTCACCGGATCCCCACGGATATCGTCCACTTCGACGAGGCATTCCATAGTGCATAAGAATATCTTTAGCCACTGGATTTGTGGTGTCATAATTTGACAATATTTCTTCTGCTATTGGATTCATAAATATCAGACCTCCTCGTTGTCAAGTTTTTCAAGTATCTTATTGAGATGTACAATCTTATCCATAATCGGAACAATATCTTCAGCCGTTGGATTGTGATAAAGAATTTCATCATTCTTATACACTCGTAATTCGATCTTAATATCGCCTGGTTTTACTTTGTACTCTAAACAAAATAGAGCAGCATACACCTCCAACTGTTCAACATGATCCTCGATCTTTCCAGACTTTCCAGTCTTTAAGTCATGGATTCTTAGCATCCCATTTTTAAATGAAATAGCATCCGCTGTTCCAAAGAAATAATTAGAATAATATAAAACAACCTCAGTGTTCATCTGATAACCAATAGCGTCATTTACATACGCATAAAGAGTTTTCTTAGAACGAGGTTGTTTAATTCCTAAATCTATTGTTGTCTTTGCCCATTCGTGCAATCTGGTCCCCATGAAAGCTGCTTGTTTATTTAAATATACTTCCACAGCTCGATCATCATCGTATCGTAACCAGCTAGATTGACTAGCACTGAACGGAGCATGCAGCCCTTCAAGATTTGAATGTTTTTCGAAGTTCATTTAATACTTCCTCCTTATTCTCAGGACAAATGAATCTAGAGAAAGACATCTTGTTCATCAGTCCAACATAATATTCTTGATTAGGCTGTCTATGTGCTTTCGCGCTTTTCTTACATTCCAAGGTGGCCCACATATTTTTAAACAGAATTAAAAGATCAGGAATTCCCTGAATATCACCAGAATCCATTTTGGTTACAATACAACCTGGAAACATTTTTTTTAGATCTTTCTTAAGATCAGCCTGAAATTTACTTTCTTTCATATGCAGGTCTCCTTTCCAAAAATAAAAAGAGAACACACTAAAACAAATTTCACATATTCTCTCTATAATAGGGCCTGTAATTTTCGCGAATTTTAAAACAGCCTAAAAATAAAAGAAAGAGCCCTAGCTTAGCTAGAACCCTCTCGATTTTATAAGTATGTAAATTAGTGAATGAAATCGTAAAACGGTATTAGGTCATCAAGATTGCAATCTAACGCAAGGCTCAAGTTAATTAATGATTTAACCGATGGCATACGTTGTTTTTTTAAATACATCGAAATTGCCACATGGGATACATCAGATTCTCTCGACAGCTCCCTCTGACTTAATCCTTGTGATTCCATCAGATCTCTTAAGTTATCAGCAAAAATGCTGATAAATTCTACTTCACTCATAAAAACCTCCTTTCTTGATAAATATAGCTAAAAATACTATGGGTGTTACGCGGAGTGAACATAGCCAATTAATTCTTTATATATTTATTTTTTCTTTATATTAATTAAGGGTGTTCACTCTGAATAACACAAGTCCTGAAACCCCCGAAATTTCGGGCTTTTTCAAAGTCAAAAGTGTTACGCGGAGTGAACACATACTATTTTTGCACTTTTTTCAGACTATGTGTTAACAAAACGTAACACTTTTTAACTAGGTGTTAACAAAACGTAACACTAAATTAGTCCATTTTTTCCTCATTTTTATACTCATCCGTAGCCATTTCCATGTACTTTTTGAACGTTTTTGCCATATTACACTGTTCGAAACACTTGCAAATACGGTCTGCAACTACAAAAACACAGAAGAAAATCAACACAACAAGCCCTAAAATTTGTAAATAACTCATAATCTATCATCCTTTCACATTTTCAATAAAATCAATTGTTACTTCTTTACCATCTAATTCCTTATCAGCTACGAGAATCACATTCTTTTTACCATCTTTTTTCACAGTATCAAAGAAAACGCCGTCAATCTCCACGACCGTATCCTCACTAGCTTTTTCGGAATTAATCATTATAGTATAATCTGGACACTTCTTCGAATACTTCAAAGTGTAATATTCAGGAAGCATCTCATCATACCTATCAAAACCATAATGCTCTATACTCCAAATAACATTACTCACATAAGGACCCGCAGGTTCACAATATCCACCAGCAATAATCTTTTGGATCTGTTTCCGATAGTCTTTTTCAAAAGGAGCTCCAGGATAGCAACCATTATTAATAACGGTCAAATATCGCATTATACCAGCTTCTAAAGATGGGTATGATTCAGCGCAACTATTGATACCCCAAAGATTATTTTCTGAACAATGCTCACCTAGCGTACTCTCAACGAACGCCTGAGCTACTGCAACCGAAGGAAGCACTCCAAGCTCCTCATAATTCTCAACAGTAACCTTAGCGATAGTATCAGCTCGTCGCCACTGCTCTTTACTCAAAGCCAAGCATTCATAAGGTGTAATTAGCAATAATGAAAATATAAGTCCAAGTGCAATTAATTGTTTCATAATTTATCTCCTTCCATGTCTCGCATCATACATAATGTTTTCGATTTCTGTGTCAGTTTCAGCTTCTTCGAGTTTTGCAATAACTTCTGACCCATAACACAACTCTTTAGCAGCTGTTATTGCCCTCTCTTTATAGCTTTCACCATTTTTATGATTTCCTTTAGGCATATTCTAATCCTCCTTATTCTGTTGATTAAACAAAGTAACTTCAACACTATCAGTATCAATATTAGCCTCTGGAATATGAGGCATATGCCTATCAATATGTTCAAGCGCATCAGCAATCCTTTTTAGTTGCTTCAAAATGTCAGTTTCATATCTGTCGTGTGTAGCCATATGTATTTACCTCCTTATTCCATATTTACAGGTGTTCCGTCTACACCAGCTGAACCGTCCGAATCTGTTGGCATATAATGGTCTCCTGGAAGCGGAAATAGCATACGAAACAACAGATAGTTAATAGCATCCTGCAAATATTCAGTATTCTTAGTTTTGTTGAATTTAATCAAACAATTATCAAGAGAGCCGAGTGCATCCACACGACCCTCTCCAAAGTTCTTACGTGCCTCACCATATTTATAATATGATATATCCATAGCGCGTTTGCAACGATTCACGATCTCATCGATCTTTTTTTCATTAATAGTCTTATCTTCCATTTTTTTTTAATCCTCCTTAACTCTTTCAAATCTGTACTTCTGATCGACATTAGGATACTTCTCATGATCTACCTCAGATATAAACATACCCATTGGTCGATGCCAAACATATCCATCCTCGTCTTTATACACAACAATGAACTGCCCAGGCATCTCCGTGTCCTGACTTATCATCAAAATCTGTACAATCTTACCTTTGAAATGTCTGTATTTCTCACCGACACAAAGAAGTATTTTTCTGTCAGTATCGATAGGCCAACCATCATCACCTTTGAAATATTTCTCGCATTCATACAGATCGCAGTTCTGCTGGTTTATTGGTAATTTATCATTCCATTTACCAATATCTCTTTCTTCAACATGTAAATGCTGAGTAATCATACTAGAACCGCACAGATCAACGTCGATAGAATCTTCGATGTGATCCACCGTATGTTGTCCATTAGGATCTACCAAATACCCGCTAATCTTAAAAATCTTTGCCATAATTTTAATCCTCCTTATATTAATCCAGTCAAATATAGTATCGTGGTTAAACAAACACCAAGTCCGATTGTGCTAATCATCCAACCGATAAAAGTTACAATACCAACTACAGCTACCATAATAATTCTAACGCACAATTGTGTAAATGTAATATTCATCAATTAACCTCCTTATATTCTAGACTCGAGATTGTCCGCCTCGTTTGTGTACTTACCGGTAATCAATTCAGAATACGGTAAGCTCTCGATCCACTTACAGAACTCTCTCCATTCGTCTAACTTATGATTTTTTCGAGACTTGTAAATATTCGCCAGCACTTCATAATTTAGCATAACATTACGAGTCTGGTTATAGGTACTTGGAAGAAGCTGGATCATCTGCCACCAAGTATCATTACAAGGATCTTCTAAATAACTTTGTCTGAAGAAATTCAAAACATTAATTGTTTCCTCCAGTAAATCATAAGATTTAGCATAACAGTGATGTTCATGACTAAAATCTTCAAGCGTAAATTCTTTCTCATGGATTTTGTGCATAGTACTGCAAGAATTTGCAACAGTACCAATTTTGTAAGTATCGAATTCTTTCCCATTAATGGACTATCTTTTACCATTGTTTTTGTGTTATTGCGTTATTGCGTTATTGTGTTATTGTGTTATTGTGTGCTTTTATGACTTAATATACTGTCAATATATTTTGGATCTTTTACTCTATTCGCTAAATATCTCATACAGGATTCGAGTTCTTTAGCTCTAATTTCATTAATGCCAACTTTTCTTCTTTCTTCATATAAAGGAAGTTTTAACTCTTTTGCTGCTTGACTAGAAGGTGTATGAAATTGCAATTCAAACACATTTCCGTTTTTATCTTTAAATATACTTTGTACAGCTTTATGCATTACTTTTTCTTGTTTATACAATTCAAAATAATTTTTACACTGTACTTCTTTGTATCCTTTATTCTCGAGATCTGTTTTTATGGTATTATAATTTTTTACAAAATCTTTTTCATTGGATACTGATGTATATCTAATAGAATCTTTAACACCATTAGCTGCTTCCTTGTAACTTATATTTTTTTCTTTAGTGTCGGAAGCTATTTTTCCAGCCATTGATGTTAATTGCTTAAGTCTATACTTAAGTCCATACATTTTACATCCGGAATTGCTAACAGCCGATATGACATCGTTTGTTATTTTTGGTTCAATTTTAGAAGCTTTATTGAATATTTCATTAGCTAATCTAACACACTCATAAGCGTCTTTAGAATCAATATTGCCTCTAAACTTAACATCCGAAATATTAACAGATTCCTTAGTAAAAACAGAATAAGAATTTGACAACTTATTAATAACAGATCTCTTAGCATCAGAGAATTCATTAATACCCATTTAATAACACCTCTCTTTCTATAAAATATAAATAAGTCATAAACAAGTCATAAACTTTTTGCACACAGTAACACAAAAAAGAAAAGACCCAATGTAATTTCTACACTGAGTCCTTGTATAAATACTATTGTTTTTCAACTGTTATGCTAGTGTTGTTATTTTTGTCACGTTTTAAAATACATCCATTTTTTTCAAACTCACAATCATCCATCGATGATATAGTCTCTAACGTGTCAAACAAATCTAAAACATTATAGTCTAACATGAAAATCACTCCTTTCATTGTAGGAGCTGTATTTTTCGCTAACACAAATATAAACAATAGGACACCGTTTCGGTTTTCATGAGATTCGTTTCCTAAAACCCAGCTACGTATCAATAGTAACCCTACTCCCCCGCCCGGAAGGCATAGGGGATAGCCTCTACAGGTTCATTTCAAAAATATAAAAAAGAAAAGAGCCCAGCTAATTTAAGCCAAGCTCTTATTGTTTTGAATTTCAAATTTAGGATCAATGATTCCATCCTTTGCTTCTATTACATAATATAATAGTTCATTATAGCGAATATCCTTGATTAACTTACAGCTTATAATAACAGCTCCATGTTTTATCAATTCACTTTCAAAATAACAACTCATTTCTTTTGTAACATAAGCGTAATATTTTTTCATAAATATCACCATCCTTTCATTATAGGCGGTGTATTTTTCGCTAAATATTTTTGAAATGTTTCCCACGGGATTCCAATGGGTGGTTCCCCGTTAGCTACGCAAACAAATGCGAAAGAGAAAAGACCCAGATTTTACTCTGAGTCCATCTCTAAATGTAATCATTTACAATAGATTTAACAAGTTTCAAACATATTTATTATTTGTTTATAATTTAAGTATCCATAATATGCACACATATTATAAATGAAATTAGATCGTCTATTAAATTCTGTCATATCATAATGATACTTTACTGCATTTAAACTATATAAATAGGGTTTAACTTCCTGCTTTTCTATCATAAATATCACTCTCCTTTCATTAAAGGAGTTGTATCATTCGCGTAACCCCTGCTGATAAACAGGAAAAGTGTTTCATTGGCAGAATGAACTACCAATACAAAGGCGCGGTAATTCTAACATATACCGGCATCATTCTCATAAATTTTCTATGATCAGTTCCAGCTTTTGCTAGACGTTTCATGAGTGAGTGGTCATTATTACCAAGAATAAATTCTCCATAATTATATTTATGTCCGTCGGCATATGCTTTTAAATTTAGGGTATCACTATCACTCTTACTCCATGAATTCATCGGATTACGCATGCCCTCAATAATAAACTTCATTTGATCTGGACTAGCCAGAACTGCATTTTCTAATTTAATCATTTTTCTTTGCCTCCTTTTTACTTGCATGTTTTTCACAAATTTTTATGGCCCAATTTAAGGACTCTTCAATCTGTTTGAGTTTTTCGGTTATAGTCGAAACCGGCCATTCTTTCAATTCTTTTAGAATTTTAATTCGTTCGTGATGTGTCATTTCTTAACCTCCTTATTTTCTAGCCAAACTTTGATACGGTTACCGTCCGGTTCAAATTTTCTTATGCTACTTTCCAATAAATCTTCAGATAACATCGATATATCGAAATGATCGATATCAATCCCGATAGCTTTGAAAACATCGCTCATAATTGTTACAACACAACAACTAGAAGTCATAAGTATATCTCTTACTGTCATGATTTTGTCACCTCCTTATCTTCTTTTTTAATTGGCATAACAAACTGTTCAAATGGTGAAAACAACTTCTCATAGCATTGTGAGCAAATATCAACATATACCCACGTTCGTTTGAGATGAAAAAAGCCTTGTTTATATGTTCGTCGTTTAACTTTAAAATTTTTACTGCCAGGATTTTTTTTACAAAAATCACATATTGTTTTGGTCATTCTAAGAACTCCTTTCTTTTTAATTGGTAATAACCTTCTGGTTTCTTAACTAGTTCGGCTTTAAGATCTTTTTCGATTGTTTCTTTTCTGTTTAAACAACCTTGTCCATCTTTAAAGTCTATAATAGTGTGTTTTGCTACACATAATGAAGATATAAAGTCAGAGCCATGTGCTATGCAATTTTTACAGTTCATTATAAATACTCTCCTCGTAATCTTCTACAGCTTTTTCCAAACATTCTGTTACTGAACCGGAGAGCAATAGCTCACGTTCAAAAAATCTTAGATTATTTTTCTTATCAGTCCGTACACCAACTAAATATAAGTCGGCATTAGCCGTCAAAATATCATAGCCTTCATCCTGATGCATAATTACAATTTCATAACATGTATCAGCACCGATTGCATATCGATACATACCTCTTGTTACTTCATTCCAGTTTTTTAAATCTCTCATTCGCAATAACCTCCTAAATCAAAATCCATTATTTCGTTGACTTCAATTTCATGAATATTAAACTCAACCATCTTTTTATCATCCTTGCTTTCTATAAGAGAATAAGGGTTTTTTAATTCCTTTTTAAAATACTCTTCTTCTTTTTCTTTCTTGACTTTTTCTGCTTGGTCTAAGGTATCGAATATACCAAAAACTGTAATTTTAGCACCATAACCTTCAAAATGTGTATCACCATAAACTAAATATTTTTTATTCATGATTTTCCTCCTTTACAATTTTTACCTTATGACCGAGAGCCACCTCAATTTCCTTCATAGTCATTTTAATCGGCATGTTTCGATTTTTGAATTCAATATCTACCCTCATATTATTCAATCGTTCCTGTGCAAAATATACGATTAGAGTATCGAGAGCTTTATCAAATTCTTCCTCAGAAACAACGTCACCTCGTTCTTTTACTATGTTATAGATTTCTGAAAATTCTATCTTTGGTCTGCGTGGGATTGAAAATATCTTGAAGCAATCCGGAACAGAAACATCAAGATCTTCGCATCCACATTCTTTTAGTTTAATTTCTAATATTTTACTCATCTTCTTTTACCTCTCTTTCTATGTTTTAAGATGTACTCGCCATATTTAGATGGTTCTATGCATGTTTCTTTTCCAGCACACCAATCAATCCACCCTCTACGGCCGTTTTGCTTATTTTGTTCTTTGGTATACATTGTAGAAATATCATTACTCATGTCTTTCAATTTCCTCCCGTTCCTCTACAATCAAATCTTTTCGATCTGAAAAGCTTAATGCGTTCCATTCATCTCGAAGATCCAAAAAGCTGTTAACACTCAAGTTATGTTTATTGAGAGTATCTTTAAATGTCTCTTTGCTCATTATCATTTTCTCCTTTCTTATTAACTTCCTTAACTAAATCAATTAATAGTTCCTGAGTCTTTAAAGGTAAGTTACTATGATTTATTTCATAGCACACCTCTTTAATCTGCTGCTTTGTCAGTAGTCTCATCTTCATCACCTCCATCAATACTATTAACGATAGATCTAAGCGTATGCAAAGTTCCAGCATTTATCACAGCTTGATCGCTATTAATTGCATTTACGTAATCTAATAAAAGTTTGAGCTTAATAGAATGTTTCTTAAACTGTCTTCTAGTGTAAATGCATAATCCCATGAGAATAACCCACAGAATAATCATGAAATCAATAACCAATTCAATCATTTTTCATCATCCTTTCCAAAACATAATTTATCGATAGTATCAACTAATCGTTCGTACAAAACATCACCGATACCTTCAGTGGCCTTAATAGCTATTTTTAAGAGCTCAAAATCAATTGCATTTCCTTTCTGCATTTGACAAGCTTCATAGCCATCGTTAAAGCCACTTTTGTAAATACTTTCTATGTAGACAGTCATTTCTCTTTTAGAAAGCCGGTTAATAGTTTTTAAATCTTTATGCGAAATCTTCATTCTAACAACCCCATTTCGACCGCAAGTCTTTGAGTGCCTCTAGCATACCTATAGTCACAATATCAACGGCGCACGTGTTTAGAGTTTCAATAGAATACACTAAAGTCTTTTTATACATGCCATAACTTACAGTTAGCTCAATTGTCTGTTGTTCATGATGAAACTTCATTGCAACATTACATCCGTCCGGAATATCATCGTAAAGTTTCGCTAATGTCATAGTTAAATTAGCAATACAAGAAATATCATTCATCACAATCATCTCCTTTCTTTTTCACCGTAGTTAATTTGTCGATAATATCGATAGCCTCTTGATCCTGGAAAGCATTGATCACTTTGACATCCTGCCCTTGTAACTTTTCACCAACGATTACAACCGGCACGTCATTTCCAAAATCAAAACTTACTAATAAGCATCCACTTTTTTCGTTCATCGCTTAATCCTCCTTACTATTTTTTACAAAATATGTCTTCTTTTTTGATTGGTATTTTTCGTAGATAGGTCTAACCTTTTCTGCAAGTTCCATATAAGCGTATAGAACTTTTAACTGATCTATAGGCTCCATCACTTCGATAGGTATAGAATTTACAAGTTCGGCTGACTCTTTTAAATATTCATCCATTTGCCATTTCTCCTTTCATTAAAAGAAAAATAAAGAGCCCTAACTATTTCTAGCCAAGACTCTTCATCTTAAAAAGTTGCAGTTCCAAAAAACTTACCGCCAATAAATTTTGCTGTGAGTCTAGGGACTTTACCGAAAATATCGATTATATGCTGCCTATCCCTCATCATTAATTCATAACTATTGTAATGTCTTTTCATAACATTCATCTCCTTTCATTAAAGGAAGTGTTTGTTGCGCGAATCACTGTCCATTTACCCATCTCGTTTCATTGAATTTCTTTTTCTGCTTCAATGCTCGACTAATGGCCAGATCAATACCACTACGAGATTTAAGATGGTAATAATATAGATCGGTAAAAGGTGTGTTCAACCTATCGATTCGCCCTGCTGCCTGAGTCATAACCTTGTAGCTGTAATTCTGTGAGAAGAATATAATGGTGTCTGTTTTTATGCAGTTCCATCCTTCACATCCAGCATTATACTGGACCAAATATACCCATCGATCTGATGTGGGTACTGGCTGATGCATGTGACCATTCCACTCCGCTACTTCGTATCCTGTGTATTCATTAGGCTCAACGCCATCGTCACTCCAGAATAAATGACGAAGCATCTCCAATTCATAATCAAAGTTGTAGAATATGATTGCCTTAGGCGTCTTCTCCAAAATCTCCATCAAAGCTACAACCCTCGAATCGTCCGTATTTACAATCCTTCGAAGAACATAGCAAAGACCTGAAGCCTGCTGAATTGGCTCGTCCTTGTATGGATCCCATCGATTTCTCATAACTTCTTTGTATTTATGAATATCATAAGGAACAAACACGTCTTCATGATGAGGTGTCGTGTTACGATGGAAATCCATATCAATCAAGATTTTATTTCTTAATCGAATCAAACGACCAGTGTTAATATACTTCTCAATTTTTGGAAATTTAGTAAAACGAGAATATACAACATGCTCATGAATGAATTCTGTTTTGTTTTTATAGAATCCATTAGCAACAAATACTGGAATATACTGCTCCCAAGTATCACCCGGTGTTGCTGATAGGATGATCCAATTGTTATGCTTGGATATCTTTAGAAAGCTTTTAACCCAAACGCCAGAACCAGTCACTCGATCCTCGTCAAATATAAAGAATGCGCCTGTTACATCTTTATACTTCTTAATGTTATTCCAAGAATCGATTACAACTTTATTATCGTACCGACTAACTTTTGGATTTGTTGAAATATGGTAGTTTGCAAGCTCGCCTTCCCATTCAAGAGAGTCTCGTTTCATTGCTGTTGTGATGATATAAAGGTCTTTTGGTTTCTTCATTGGCTTATAGCTAGGAATCATTGATCCACCATTTTCTTTGAAATAGTAATATAAACCTGTTCTCGATTTGCCCGATCCAACACCACCATTCAGAATGCAGCCAGTTTTCATCTTATTGACTGCATCTATCTGGTAGTCTCTTAAAAACGATCTACTCATCGGCTTTTACCCAATTTGGACTCGTTCCCGCGATAATACATGAACGACAAGGTTCCGCTACAGCAGCAAGTTTCCAGTATTTACATTCACAACACAGTTTTGGATTTGCTTCTGCTTCTTCCTTTTCCTCCTTAGGTATCCATTTTTTGAACTCGTTATAATAACTCCCTTTATTACCAGAAGCTTTTTTAGCATATGCCATAGCGAGTCCTTTCTCTGGATCGAACATCTCATCTTTAGCTTTCACCACCGTCTTGCTGCCGTCACACCAAAATACAATAGTAGCTGGGTCGTTAAAAATAACTTTTTTTGGTACGATTTCAACGCGACCAATAGTGTGCTTATCGGTACAATCGGCAATTGTTCGCATAACACTGTAATTAACTCTATGTGGCTTTGGCTCACTGTCATTAATATTTAAGAAAATAGAACTTATATTTCTGGGATTCCAATCAACCACTTCAACATTTATCCCTAATATTGAAGTGGGATTTTGTTTAAAGTTCTTCCTCATGACCGCTACTACAGCTCCACCAATAACCCAGTGATATTGTGCATAATCAAAATCACACCTAATAAACTTTTCATGATCGATCAGATTCTTCATTCTTTCAATAACTTTATCGTATGTTAAGCCATACGTAGTTTCAAATTTATACATACTCATATTTATTCTCCTTTCTCAGCCCAACAATATTCATTAAATTTGCTATTTGAAAACTGAATACGTCCAGGGCTAACACAAATAACACTACCATCTTCAACCTCAACAATTCCTGTTGTACTTGTCACGATACCTGATGGAGGTGCAACAACATTGCTGTTAAAACTCCAACCATGAAACAAACCTTTTGCCTTGCTTCCGTCAAGATCAATAATGTAGCAAGGTCTTAATTCGTTTTCTATGGTGAAAATTCCGTTTTTCATTTTCATTTTTTATTCTCCTTTCATTTGCCGTATATCATTACTTTTTTATTTCGGTATTTATCCATTTTAGAATCAATACAAGAGAATAGCTTCTCGACTGCATCACCAACTACCTTATGTTCGTCAGATAAGTCACAAAGCAATAATCTTATATCGGATAAATCTGCAATGACTTCATTCTCGCCCATTATAATACCTCCTTTCTTATTTTTAATTGTTAATGTACTGAATTTAAAAAAACAAAACAAAACAAAAAGACTCAATTGAAATATCAATCAAGTCTTAATGTTCTAAACCAAAGCACTAATATAATTTTTTAGTGTTTTTTTCTTGTGCCGCTATTCCAAGATTCATGACTCCAGATAAGAATCCACAAGCGTCCTCGTGAGACATGCCAAGTTTTTCCAACTTTTCAACACGTCTCCCAAGTTCCCATTTAATTCTTGTTCTACTCATATCTCTTGTTTCCATTATTGTCACATTCATCATAATAATAACCTCCTAAAATATAATTGTTTTTTTTTGGTTCTATAATAGAAGTAGATATCTTCGCGAATGCAATTTTATCAGAATTATAAAGAAAATTACGAGGACGGTTTGAACGATGTCATAAATTCTAAGAATTCATAGCCATATTCTAAGATAATGTAATCCTGATAAACATCAGACTCTCCTAAATCACCAGCCACAATTTCCCAATCTTCCATAGTCTCCGCACGAAGATAATTGTTCATGATACAAGGCCCAACAATTTTAGACAGAGTTAGATAATCTAAATATCCATTCTCCAATCCATAGTCAGACACTTCTACTCCATAAACTCTGTTTCCGTACAATTTCATGGTTCTTTCCATGATGATCCACTCCTAAGATAGTTTTGTCCAGTGGCTTAGTGACGTGAAAATATAAAATAAAGAGCCTCAACTATTTCTAGTCAAGACTCTTTATTGTCAACATATTCTTTCATTAAAGAAGATGTTATTGGCGCGATACACAGACCCTCGCCTTTTAATCTTCTAATAATGCAATTGTTATATTATGATTTCCATTATTTCGTTTATTATCTGCCGCACATTTTATCGAGAATTGTTTACCGCCAACTGTAATGCACTTTTTATTCCATGTGTCACTGTTTACTGTGTCATCGTACCCAAACAAAGTAAGCGGCTGTAAGATCGATTGACCGTATGGGAAGCAAACAAACAATTTGTCCGAATAAATAAACCCGTCATTCAATTGATACATCGATACACTATTGGGAGCTTTTTCCAGCCACCATTCATATATCTTAGTGTTTTTCACCACGCCGTCCAATTCATAGAACAAATTAATCGGGCTCGCAGTTGACATACTTGTTGCTTGCGTCGCTGAATCAGGTAGAAACAGCACTACGTTGACCGGAGAATCATCCTTCAATTTCTTAAATTCTGCAACCATGCAGTTCATAGGGATTGATGATGGATTTATTTTATTATTAGAAAACTCACCAAGACTCATTACTTTTTTATCAAGCCCATGGGTGTTGACTTGGTAATAAGCATCAGAATTTGAACCTATTGATGCCGGCCATAGTCGCCCTCCGCTGAAAAATTGAATTGGATTTCTTCCAGTAAACTTTTTTGTAGCTTGTTCATATAGACCAAAAGAAATATACGTATCGTTTGATGCTGATATTGTCGATAAAAGAGTATCAATAGCTTTATCAAATCTGATACATAAATCAAACGCTCCACTATACGAACCATCAAGCCATGGGAGTATAATACAAGGATAATTATTTGAATCAACCGCATACTTTGCATTTCCAAATACGCTTTTGTACCATTCGACCGTTGACGTGACATAATCTTCTAACGTCATGTTTGGATTAGCTTCAATTAAGCTATAAATCGCATCGCTATGAGTATAATTTTTGTTAGGTTCTAAACTCATTATTCTACACCTCCTGAATACATAGTGTTATTTTGCGTGCTAACTTCGGTTGCACCAATTTCGATATAGTTCTTTGGCAAATCAGCTATAGCCACTTTACTTCCAACTTCTTCACATGGGAATGTCATATCTACTGTGAAATATGTTGGGAAGTTGACACCTGTGTTATCTGAATTTGGATATAAGTAGTTTGGATTATACATAAAATTACCTATGTCCTGAAGAGATATTTCCAATAATCCAGTATAAGTCGGTTGTATATTTGCCGGAACACTTACCTTACCAAGAAATTTTGCATTATGTTTAAAGTCGATAAAATCATATGATGCATAAACTATACCGGCATCGTAGGCTGATTTGAAAGATGGTTTTATTTTAACACCAGTCTCTGTTTCCAATTGCGTTAAATTGAAACGCATAAGTCCTATTATAAAAGTCGATAAAGCTTCTTTTGCTTCTTCGACTTTTGGCGCGGCACTGTCCCACATATCTTGAAAAAGTGTGTAATCCAAAGGAACACGATACAGTATTCTACAGTAATTAGCCATCAGCCAGATTGAGCATTCCGCATTTGTTAAGGATGATTTTATCAAATATTTTTTATCTATCGTATCGTTATTATGGTTCCAAAACAATGCAACTGCCGACGAAGAAGAAAAAATATCGACAGTATCATCCGCATAAAAGTGACAATATTTATTTGGAGTATACAATACACCATTTCCAATGCCTAATTTATCTAAGTCGTCATAAACCTGTTTAGTGCTGTCGTAAACGTTCTTCGTATCGCTATAAACCTGCTTAGTGCTGTCGTAAACGTTCTTCGTATCGTTAGCTAGTTTTTCAACTTTCGGATACATGTCCGGATACGTAGTGTTAACGTTATTAATTAACTCCAGTAATTGCGTATACAGATCGGGATATTCTTCTTCCAAAACATCGTCACACTCTAGACCTTCGGATACATATAGATCCTCGCACAATTCGGAGTTCCAATGTAAGACTTCATTTCCGTCTTTATCTACCTGCTTAGCACATACCAAGAAAACAACCTTACCTTCTGCTTTAGCTACATTTCGTGTAATAGTCCAATCGAAATGCAGTATGTTGCCGTCTGTAGCCGGATCAATCTCAAGACTTTTAACCACATAACATCCTAATGATTTATCAGGACTCTGGTAATTGATATAAAACTGCATTTGACTTAAATCATGACCATCCCAATATCTAGGACATTCAAAAGTGACAGTCTCAATGTTATGGTCATTTGCTACTGCGATTCTTTTCAATTCATCTGGAACTGTGATGAAACGATTCGAATCTACAATAATATGTCCTTCGGTTTCTGGATTAGCTGTTTGTACCGCTATTTCATTATTAGCAGATACACTGTTCAATAGCTCTTCTGCTTGGCTCATTTGATCACCCTTTCTGACTTATAGTCATATAATTTGTTGTAATTTTGTAACCTTCTTTCTTACCGAGTATTCGGAATTTGAAACGTCTGTTAGCCGTGGCTTCTGGTGGGATTGGACAAGTATGACCGTTAGCCAAATATCCAGGTGTATATTCTTCTCCTCGCATCGATTTGAATTCAACTACCTTAACACATCCGTCCCATTCTTTTGAGAAGTTGAAAGCTAGTTTTAAATATCCCTCGGATCCTGCAACTAAATTAGAATAATCACATTGTGAATCTTTAGATATAACTTGTTTGTCAACATCATAGTTCAAAACTCGCATTTTAAACCTCCTTTTATTAGTTTTTTATAAAAATAAAGAGCCTCAACTATTTCCAGCTAAGGCTCTCATTTTCTACGCTTTAATCAAACGGCGGCTCTTCCATATCTTCAAATTCTTCAGCAAAGCGATCAATCTCCTGAACAACCTTCATCGACTGCAAGTATGCTGTACGTCCTGACTTTTCATTTGGTGTTCCTTCCTGAAGAACCCAATCATAAGGACGAATATCCATACTAACACTAGTTATTGTGATATTGTCCAAGCAGCCAACAGCATCTTCAGTCAATCGATTTATGGCTTTTCCGGTCTGAAGATAAATAGCTGGCCCACGGTCATTGAATTTAACCTTAACTGGAAGATACATGAATGGCTCATCTTCTTCGTCTCTAGGCGGCTTGATCTTTACATTCCATCCTCTTTCCTGAAGTTCTTCAGCCATTTTTTCATCCGGAATAATGACTGCAAAGTTACGATTTCCTTCGTTGTTGAACTTAGAAGCTTCTCCGCTGAAGTTTCTGAAGACGATTCTAGCATCGTCAATCTGTAAAATTTCTCTTGGTGCAAATGTTAATTCCATAGTTTTAATCTCCTTTTTAAATATATTTTTAATAATTTAGTTAAATGGCATTCCGTCCGGATATCCCTCTGGAATATACATGAAATCATCCTCTGGTTTTTGAGGAATATAAGGATCGTCCGAAACAAACCATTCAAAGTCGCCATATTTAGAAATATCTTCAATGGCGTCATTAACAAGTTCCTCATAGAAAGATAAGTCGATATCTTCAGTTTTACCTAAAGACTCAACCATCTCAGACTCAAGCCATCGATAGCCTTTGGATCCCGGAGCAGCATAAGTCTTACCGTCATTGATACGATATAATACACCGCCATTACAACCTGACTTGATCGGACAGAATTGACCAACTCGTCCAACGAATTTGTAGTCGTGGCCTTTGGTGATTTCTTCTGTCATACCATAAGTTTCCTTTTCAAATGTGGTGTCGGATATCTTACCTTCTTTGTACTTCTTTTCCAACTTTTCAAGCTCTTTCTCCAAGCCAGAAACATCCGGTAAGTTCTCGTTCATGTCCAAATATAAATCGCCTTTGGATACTGCAAACGTCTCGCACATATCTGAGAACTCGATATCTTCTTTACTAAAGAGAGTTTTGAATAAATACGGTACAGCGAACTGCTTTCCTGTAGCAGTCCATTCGCCATTGTCATACTTAGCGATATAAACTGCATCATTTACCAAACACATTCGGTCGTATGTAGCCTCATGTTCAAATGTATAACCATACCTTTTACCGAAGTCCATAACAAACTGAATGATTTCTGGAGTAGCATCCGGGATCTTAATTGAGTCCGTCTTAATATGGGCAACAGTAAAGCCTCTCTTCTGTACCTCATTTTTGAGATCGATCATGAACAACGCTCCACGCTTAGCCACAATGTTATCCTTGTTACGAGTATCTCTAAACGCATTTTTGAAATTGGCTGAAGTCAGTCCATAAACTGAGTTGATCGCAGTCTTCAAAGCATTCGCCAAATCTTTGGATGTCATCTCTCCGTCAATTACTTTCTGAATATAAGGAGTTAACTTACCGTCCAGCATGCTGTTTACTTCTTCCCAAGCCTCATGTTTGATGTTAACTCTACCGATTACAATATCTCTAAACGCCTTGGTGTATTTAACACCGAACAAGCATTCAGCAATAACACTGTGCGGATGCATGGAAGCAATATCAAGTAATGCTACATTTCCATACATACCTGGTTCAGCATAAACATATCCGCCTTCACCAACTTCCTCACCTCGATACGTAGATACACCATTCTCATATTTGTATCCAGGGAAATATGGTAAAAGACTTCCTGCTTCACCATGTGTTTGCTCCATCATCTCAGGGCAAGCTTCAGATAAGAATTGGTATGTATCTTCATCAATGTCACTAAACGGCTCTGCGAGATTTCTATAATGAAACTGATCTTGAGGATTGCGATTGTTACCAAATATGATCTTTGTTGTGAGGCTATTTGTGGTATCGTTAACAGTACCATCCGCCAAGTCAGCAAGAATCTGACGAGCAGTCCAGTCTGCTGATAAATACTTGAATGCAGCTTCTGTCGCAATGACATCATTATCACAATACTCAGCCACCTTAGTCCATAACGATTTTGGCACTGGCTGATCCCAAGGTAGCCCTAACTCTTGGTGATGGATTCCCATCTCGATTTCAAGCTTCTTAAGACTTTTCTTATTTCCTGCTGAAGCGAAATCATACACATCTGTATATGACAAGTTGTATGCTTCGCCAAAGAAAGCATTGCGATCTCCAGATATAATCCTTTGCGATAAGTTATATAATTGTTCGTTTGTATAGCCCATCAATCTGGCATAGATCAAATGATTATCGTATCGTCGACAGTTGAAACCAATTAGTCGATATCGGAGAAGACCTTCAATCTCTGCTGGTGTTGGATTGATCATACGAACAACCGGATTGTTTTCGCCTTCCATTTTCCAATTCACTAAGAACAGATTAGGAAAGACCTCAATATCATAGAACACCAAAGGTCCGTCGTCATCGGTCCCAACTGATGGTTCTTCTGACTTAAAATGCATCTTGTTAACCAATTTGATGCAATAATCGGCTTGATGAGTGCTGCCCGCCGCAAAAGCAAATACAGCATTTTGCATATCGGAAACGTCATAATTCATTCCGCTTTCGTATGCATCTTCTAATATCTTATGAATAAAATCGATACTGGGTTTGGTTCCTGGGTGGATCTCTTTGTTTAGGTTCCGTTTGATCAAGGACCTCAAACCTTTTTCGCTTTTAATCACTTCTTTGCTTACCATTTTTTCTCCTTTCATTGGTAACCCAGAACTAATGGTCGCTATTGGCAAACAAGTACACAGAGTGAGTTTTCTTCTGAGTGAACTCTTACCGGTAAACACCTTTATTTCAATTCCGTCATCATAAACCCTGCTAAGTTTACTCACATCTCCGGAATAAATATAATGTAGATGAATCCCTGATCCGCTCTTACTTACTTCTGCGTATGTAGCCGGCCATTTACTAGCTGCCTCAAGATTCTTATCAAAGGATTTATTACCATCGTCTCCTTTGAGATCAAAATCAATAACTATATGATTCTCTGGAATCTTTACATAATGAAGTTTTGATGTATCAATCTCAGACAATTTTGTTTTGACTTTATCCCAAGCTTTACTCGGCGTTTCCTTTGAAGATGCGTATTGAGCAGGACACTCTTTACATTCGTTGTCAAACACCGATCCCTGCTCTTTAAATTCTATCCAACTTGATTTGTTTTCCTCATTTTTACCCGCCGGCTTTTTTTCGGATTCGAAAATATCAGTTCTAAATCCACTATAACAATTCCTTGCTTTAGAGCCGTCTTCCAAATCAATCCTCTCATCGAAGTTCCAAAAATAGTTTTTTAATTCTTCTTTGAAGTTTCTTTGAGAATATGGATATGGAACTTTCGCCTCTTCACAATATGTGTTATACATAGCCCAAGCAGATTTCAATGTAGTTCCATCGGCCTTTTTGAATATATGATAAGAATCGATCACAAAATTGTAGAAGTCGTTCGATGCTCCCAACATTGTTGTTGGAATATAATCATCGTACTTACCCGGATCTTCTAAATATACTTCGTGACAATGATAAGCAATTGCGCCCAGTTCAAAGCCAATATGCTCTATCGCTTTCTTATACTCTTTAGGGGATAATTTATTTCCAGATGGATGCACATCAATCAATCGTCGAATCAAACCTGACTTACCATCAGTAATCTTAACTGGCTTGTTTGTACCCATAAACAAAAAGCACTTAAACCGGTTGGAATAAGTGCTCTTGAATTTCTCATTTACCGTCATAAGCTCATGAGATACAAGACTGTTTAGTCGAGTATTGTCTTCGATTTTTGATAAGTCGCCATCATGTTGAATCGCTACAAGTGGATTAGTTTTGAATGCTTCCAATGCAAATGAATTACTAGAGGAACCCAAAGCTTTCGCATCAAATACCGAATAATACCCATCAAATAATTGTTGAATAATATTCAAGATGGTAGACTTACCGGTTCCTGCGGCACCATACAACACCATAAATTTCTGAATTGTTTTTGAGTCACCAGATATAATAGAACCAATAGCCCATTCGATCTTGTGTCTCTCTTCTTCAGAATATAAAGTCGATATTAACTTCTCATAAGCCGACATGTCACCAGCTTCAAGTGGATAATTGAGACGTTTGCTTGCATAGTCCTTTTTGTTCGTTTCTGCATTTGAAAATATCAATTTCTCGTCCAACATGTGAAAAGAATCTCTTTGTTGCTTCTGACAATATTTATGCCACTTGTCGATTATGCCGTTTTCGGAATCCCACATATATAAAACATGTTGATTAGGTCCATGCTTGTCCTTGTTTTTCTCGGCATATTCATACAGCTCACGATCTACAAGCTCTAACAAGTCTTGTTCGTTAGTAGACCATAAGCCGCGTTCTTCAATCCAAACAGCATAGAAATCGCCACCTCGAATCATTAGATCGGAGCTTGTTTTTATGATAAATTTCGGATAGATTTCTATAACGCCATTATTTTTAATGCGTGTCGAAATCTTGAAAAAATCAACCATTACATCGTTATTCTCCTTTCTTCAATTCTTCGAGTTTCTCTTTAACCATTTTTGTAGTTTTCTTAGCTACCTGATTCTTGATCAAAATATAAGAAGCGCAGGCAAATAATGCAAATGTTAATCGTTTGTTGGATTTAACAACATTCTCATATCTGTCAAATACAGAATCCATATCGACATGAAAGACTGTCAATTCGTTTGGATTATTTTTTTGAGTATTCATGTTAACCCCTCCTTTCATGCAATAGTATCTAGGTACCAACAAAGCTGATACCATATTTCTACTTCTCTAAGGTCGTACTCACAATTACGAATTGTAAATAATCCGCCTTTTCCGTTAGGACTGTAATCACGATCAAGAAATCGTTCGATAACTTCGTCGATATATGCTTCATCGTATCGATTATCAGTCATTCCAGAAAGACCCAAATTGTTAATCATACCCCAAAACCATTGACCAGTTCGGTCTCCGATTTTAGGGTCATCCATAATATCATTTTCACACCTTATAGCTAGAGCAGATATCATTTCTAATACACTACATGGATATGATAAATAATCTGTTATTAATTCAGGTTCTTCACCGCATTCTTGATCTACTGCGAAAGATCGTCGTAAACTAACACCATCTTTTGCTCGGTTTCGATCTTTTGGAATCACATATCGAAAATCTATTTGATGTAAATGCCATAAAAGTTTTCGATAAGAAGTATTCTTAGAATACCTACTCCCGCACATCAAATCATACAAGTATTCAAAATAGTCCTCGTTGATCTCATGTTCTATCATTCTTCCTCCTCACGTGGGAATAGTTCGGAATATTTTGCCTCATCAAGAAGAATCTCATAATAAGCCATCCGCTCATCATTTCTTACATATACAGAATCGTCTCCATACTCACCGAAATGATTCAGAGATTCTTCGCCGACAATCTCATCCACGTTTTTAATCGGTTCATTATTTTCATCAGCCAACACTTTGTCAGCATAATACACATAACTATACAGATCATAGTCATCTTCTTCGCCGTACTCTTCTGGAGAAATAACAACAGGTTTACTCATCTCTTCATCTCCTTCCTCGTCTTTTATTCCGTCATTTTGAAGATATCCCTGCTCTTTCAATTTCTTTGTATAAACAGCCAGATCAGGCTTGTCGTCAATCTCGTTGATTGGTTCCGGTTCTTCATCATTCTCATCCTCAGATTCGACATTATCGTGATTTCTCATGAATGAATCCTTAACCGAATCGATTTCTTCCTGTGCAAGTCGCTCATACTTTGTCTTAAGCAAGTTCCAAGTCACAACCGCACCCGTAGCTGCTCCAACAAGAAATGCTAATGCTGTTTTATTATTCATCTTTAATCTCCTTTTCTTTAAATGAAACTACTGTTACTGCTAAACCGCCAAATAGTAGAGAGATACTCATAAGAACACCTCCTACTATATGTCGTTTTTTACTGGTACCTAATGAATGATCTAACATGGATATTATGGCATCAAGCCTGTCCATTTCACATTCTCCCTTCGCTGGATAGAATAGCAAGCCCACTGATAAAACAAACCCCAGCCATTGTTGCCAGGGTATAAGAAACAATAGATAACTTTTTATTCATTATTTGTTGCTCCTTTCAATTCTGCATTTGCTGGAATATATAATTCTTCTCCAATTCGCACACCATCCAGCATACCTTCGTTAACCCAAATTTTTATGGTGGCTATTCCGACTTCAAATTTCTCGGCTGCTTCTACAGCTGTAATGAAACCAAGGATTTTACCATCTTCATAAATTGGGCTATCTTCAAGGCCATTCTGTAAAATATAAATGATAAGATCTCGTCCGGTCATATCAACACCCCCTCTCATATCAACATATAATCAAACATGTCTCGCATTGGGTTTCCTGATCCAGGAGCATTGATCCCTGTCATTCATAGATTACTGAAGATTTCACCATCTACGTTGAAGTCGAGAAGGATTGTACGTTCGTACCCGTTCACGAAATCACGTGCCTTTTCATTGTATAAATCAAGAATACCGAAATCTACAAAGTTGTCTCCAATCGGATTTTTCTCATCGTAAATCCATCCTACCATTTGACCTGCCTGTGTACGAGGAATGCCGATCATGTCGTATACCTCATTCAAGAACAGATGACCTCTTGTTTTGAGCAAATCATTTGCGTAGTTCTCCTGACATTTCAAGAAATATAAATTGTCTTCTGGGTTTTTAGTCCAACCGTTGCATCCATCATCATAGAAACGAGCATATACACTATAGTTAGATGGATCAATGACATTTACTGTTTTCTTGACTGTCTTTTCTTTACCGGTTTTCTCATCGACAATCGTTTCCTCGATCTCTTTTGATTTAAGGTTGTAACGAATTTCTTTATCGATCTCCTCACCAAAACGTTCTACAACACGACTACGATATTCTTTGAAACCTTTGTCGACAGCGGTATAAGCAGCTGCAAGAGCGATGTTACGTTTACGCAAAATGTTGTTTGATGTAAGCATTGCTGTTATTGACAGCGTTCCAAGAATAACAGACGGCGCATACAACTTAACGATATCTACAACAGTATGCGCATATGAAATGCGAATATCATTCTTACCATCTTCTTCGGTGTACTCTTCAGGCAGCTCTTCCGGATGTTCTGAAGCAAATTTGATCAGCTCAATTTCTTTTTTCGATTTTTCCAAAATATCACCGAGTTTTGTAGTAGCTTTACAAGCCATAACTGCACTTGTCACCACACCGATAGTTCCCGTTACAGCCAGAATTTCAGGACTGTGCTTTTTCAATTTAAATCCAACTTTTCCGAAGGATCTGTTTACTTTGTTCATAATTTCATTCTTTTTCATGATTATTTACTCTCCTTTTCTATTTTTTAATTATCCTATTGGTTTTGCTTTTGGGAGTTTAAGAATATAAGCATTTCTAACTCTTACTACTTCGGCTGTACGAAGACTTGTCCAACCATATTTATTAGCAGTATAAGGTGCTGTAACATCGGCCATATCGTACATATCCGACACAGTTACAACTCCGTAGCTATCTAATACTTCAAACATTCCAGTCAATACTGCATCTGCTTCTCCACGACTGTCAAACTCTAGATCGTCGTAATCAAAGCGGTCTCTCAGTTCATATGATCTTCCTCTGCTAGATGAATCATAATAGTCACGGTAAGAAATTTTAGGTGCCTTGCCTCGCCTTTTATGATCTTTAGAACCATCACCGTTAAACAAAATCATATCGAGACTATTTGTAAAAATAGCCCAAATGGTGTCCTTTATCGTAGGTACAAGAACGTCTTTAACCACATACGATTTTATGTTATTAGCATCTTCAGCTATGAACTCTTCTGTGAATTTACGCAATTCACTTTTTTTCTTCGTCTTCGCCGGTTTGCTTACAACTTTTTTTATTTTCTTTGCGTCGGAAGATTTGTTTTCTTCTCTGACTTTATGAGAATTCCCCGGATAATTACCCATCGTTGCTCTCCTTTCATTCGATAATATTTACATTCCCAGTAAGAGTGATTTTTGTATCTGATGATAAATTGTGAGATTTTTTGTATTGATATGCTAAATTGCTTTTTGCTTTCTTTTCTGAAACTGCCATAGTTCGACCTTTCCAATGACTAGCGACACATTCGTCATACATTTTCACAGGTCCATCGTATGAATATTTATTCATAGCATTCTCCTTTCATTGAAAGAAAAAAGGAAATACCCTGTTACGGGTACCTCCTTTCTTTTTTGTAGATGTAACTAAGAATTATTTTTCTGAGTCTTCAACATCGTCCTCATCGAAATCATCCTTGTCAAGAACTTCTACTGGTTCCTGAATTGTGTAGCCTTTTTTTCTCAGTTTCTCAACCTGGCGTTCCTCGATCTTGCTTCTGAATTTGTATCTGAGTGCTGCTGCACCTCCAACTACTAATAAAGACGCAAGTGCGATCTTAGCCAAGCCAATCCCTTCTGATCCACATTCCGGCTCCAATTCGACCACATCAATTCCTTCAATTACCTCTGGTGTTTCAATGTTTTCATTAGACATATTTTTGTCCTCCTTAATAAATATAATTTTTTATAGTTTACTACTCATAATAGCGAGTGTAATTTTTGCGAATTAATACAATTTTGAATAATCGTATCTAGGTGCTACTGTATAGCCGATAACCAAACACGGTGTTCCATCGTCAGCTATTTGAGAACTAAAGTCAACTTCGACTTGTCCTCCGTCCAGATTCCATCCGAGTTCATTTCCGAGTTCCGTATGTGACAAACCTAATTTATCAAAGAAATCGTTTAACGAGACATACATCTCATTCAACATTTTGAAATTAAGTTCATTAACAGCGTTTTTGATCTTATCGATATCTGACTTAAAATATCTTCCGGTTGCTGCGTCGTAACATAATGTGTTACCTTTTTCGGTGATGATCACTTCTGATCTAGTAACGGGATCTTTTTCGACCTTTTCTTTTGCGATCTTATCTTTGATTGCCCGTTCCTTTTTTTCACCTATTGTTTCTACAACCTTGTCTTTATACTCGGTTAAAGCTGTTTGAGAAATGTTATATGCTGCTGCTAGAGCTGCATTTCTTCTAGCATTTACGGAGCTTGCCCCAATGAGACAAGAAATAGATGCAACACCACTAACGGCTGCGGGTATGTATGGTTTCCAAGCTACTTTAACCATTTCCATCTTTGTGAGAGAATCTCCTTTTTCGTTCTCTGCTTCTTTCAACAATAAAATGGCTTTAGGAGTGGCTTTTACTGCAAGAACAGTAGTAGCAGCCATGCCTGCGATTCCTAATCCTGTTAAAATTTCAGGACTGTGTTTAGACACTGTCGTTTTAGTGTCTTTAATGATTTTTGATACATTTGTTTTCATTTCATTCTCCTTTCGTTTTGCGAATGTACAAAAAAGAAATAAAAGAGACTCGTTTGAGTCTCAATTATTTATTTGTTTTTGAGTTCCTTCAACAGTTCTTCTTTCATTTCAGCTTTCATAGCCTTACGGTTGTTGGAATCTACTTTACTAGATAATAGTGCTCCCACTACACCTAAAACGGTAGTTCCAATGCTTAAAGCTTTTGCTGCATCAATTTTAAGCTTCATGTCAAGTACCTCCTTTCCATAATAGTGACTGTAATCTTTGCGAATCACTCTATTAATTTAACGATAAATATTGTAACCTGCGTACGGAATATAAAAACAAAGAGTCCTAAATTAGGACTCCTCCTCTTTTTCTTCTTTTGAATCTTCCTCTTTTTCAGTATACCCTTGAGCGATAGCTTTTACGACTTTATACTTCATTTCAAAAAATCCTACTAAGTATCCAGCCACGCCTACCGCTGCAAATTTCATAAAGTTTTTCATTTTAGATTCACTCCTTTCCATAATAGTGACTGTAATTTTTGCGACTTAATATTCTTCATAATCCAGAGTAGGAGCAAACGGCATTTCTAAAATATAAAACTCGGTGCCGTCTTTCATGAACTCTTTCTTATGATTAAAATCAATCCAATACATACCTTCGTCAAGAGGCGCCCAACCCATAATTGAACCATAATCGGTAGGCTCTAGTCCTAAGAAGTCATACAATTCATTCAAGACAGAGCATCCTCTAAGAATATAATTACGATTCAAATGGTATTCTGCGGCCATTACCTGTTCGATTGTAGACTCGAAGAATCGATTAGAATATACATCATAAAACAATTTGGGTTCGCTAGAATGCTCTTCCACAGAGAGTTCGCATCCAGTTCCCAAATATGATGTATGAATATATGTGTCGTTCGCTTTCTCAATGTTGATAGCGTTTACAATATCTTGATGAGTTTCTTCACCATATAGTTCTACAAGTTTTCGTCTATAATCTTTGTGAGCTCGATCCAGTAGGCCATACGCACTCATAATTGACGCTTGAGTTTTCTTGTTTAGTGTGTTCGCTCCTAAGATACACATCAATGTAGTCGCTCCTATTAGCGTTGACGTGGCATATGTTGGAGCTGTTACTTTCACTTTCTCCCATTTTGTCAGTTCCTCTCCTTTCTTTTTTTCTGCTTCTTCTATTAATCGAAGAGCCTTTGGTGTTGCTTTTACTGCCGTGACGGTTGTTGTTACTACACCGACACATCCTAAACCTGTTAATATTGTTGATGCATTACGTTTGACAAATTGTCGCGCGTTCATCTCTTCCACACCCTTACGAGTTATTTGGTAAAAGCAAAAGAAACAGTGTAGGATTCGAACCTACAACCTACAGACTTAAGTCTGTCGCTCTGCCAATTGAGCTAACTGTTTCTCATAATACACATTGAAAATTTCGCGAAAAATAAAAGGAAAAGCCATTACTGACTAATCCTCTCCGAGTTCTTCCATAAGTCTTTCAAATTCTGTCTTGTTCATTTTTGTGTCTACATCGATGTGAAGTTTTACGTCACCATTAACCATATCGATTTGTACGTCATTAAGCTGAATATCAATTTTGTATCCAAGCTTTTTGTATAATTTTTTCGACATAATCTTAGCTACAATTCCCTTCATAAATTTTGTAGACAATTTTAACATTAACATGTCCATAATAATTCCTCCTTTGGTTTCTCTCTCATTAAAGGACATGTAAACTTCGCTAAATATTTCTTCTGTCAAAACAAGTTTCCCAACGTTCTCTTTTTATAGGTTTCATTTTCAATGACCACATAATTTGTCGTATTGTTACTGTTGGATATAAACCGTCCGTAGCCGGACCAGAACGAGCTTCAAAAAATTCTTTAAATTTCGTATGTAAATATAAAGGATCGGTCAACCAAGGATCTATCTCAGACCACCAAGTCGTTTTTGTTTCTGGGTCAAAACGCTGCTGAATTATCGCTAATCCTTTATCACCGATTAAAAATAAAGTGCATCGGTCATACACCGGATGATCACAAGAATATGTAGAGCCATACATAGATAAATAGATTTGTGGTTTTTCATGATGATATCTCAAAATATCGCTCCTAAATAAAAACAAGAGGCTATGTTTCCATAACCCCTCGTCTTTCGGTTTTCGTCTTTACTGTAATTTCTTAGGTAAGAAATAACTTGTGTATGTTCTTAATGAACCCGTAAACGTTGTATCTTTTTCCACTGCTGTAATAGCAATCAATCCAATGATGGGAAGTACAATCCCGCTGCCGATCTTGATTCCTTCTAAAACATTTCTTATTAAACGGTCTTTGTCTTCTTTTACTGCAACATCCTTCGTAACTTCTAGTTCAGCTTTCGTTACTTCAAGCTTTTCCTTAGCCGTTTCGAGTTCTGCCTCGGCCTTCTCCAAATCCGTTAATTGAGATTTTAGATTCATCAATCGTTTTTGCGAGCTTACGTATTCGTCACCACCTGATGTTTGATCAGCAAAGTAGTTTTGCTCACGTTCGATTAGTTCCATTAATAACGTTTTGTCCATATTAATTACCTCCTTAAAAATTTTGATTAACGTTACCATAATAGGGTATGTTTTGTGTGCGCCTCCTTTCTAAATTGTTTTTCAGAAATATTCCTCCCGGGATTTTTTACAATACGAATTTAGCATTATTCGCTGTCACCTACGTTCTGAAAATATAAAACTTTTAATCTAGGTTAGGACTGGTTTTAATCTAGGTTAGAAAAACAAAAGGAAAAGCCCAGTCCTAAGACTGAGCCTCCTCCAACTCTTTCATTTTTTCATAGAATTTTTCTTTAATATCATCACTTACTAATCCAACAAGATAATCAAATGTTTCTTCGCCATCTAGAACCTTTCTGTAAAGTTCTACATTATAGTCGTTCGTTAAGTCAAATAAGTAATTAGCAGCGAATACGTCATCCGATAGTTCATTCATAAATTTTACATAATCTAAATAAACTATATTACCACGTAATTCTTCTCCTAAAATACCTGAATAAACGGTTAACTCTGTTCTGTATCGTTTACACAGTTCCTTAATGGTTTCGTAATTTGATTTTAATTTGTTGTAAGTATACATAATAAATTCCTCCTTTAAAGTTGTTGTTTTCTCATAATATACAGTGTTATTGACGCGACTCATTAAGTAACCAGAAGAATCGTCTGTACCTGTCATAATACATGTCTTTTCCACATGGCATATCTAACTTTGATTTTAAATATGTATAAGATTTCCCTTCTGTGACGCCCTTAATTATATAACCGTACAAGTACGGATCAGTCTCAATAGCTGTTTTCTCTATTAGTTTTATCCGTTCAGCATAATATATTTTTGTCATTGCTCGTTTAGCGGTTGGGTCTCCTGGAATGTTATCAGTGGGAATACTCTCAATCATAGATAAAGGAATTGTTACATCGTCAAGATATGCATAAGCTTGTTTCCATTCGGGATACTGTAAACAGAAATGCTTCAACTCATAATATCGATGCTTGTCAATGTAATATTTGTTCTTTGGTGATAATTCTGATCTTAATACTGTTGCCATAAATATCATTCCTTAACTGTTTTCTTTTTTTTTTTTGCATATATACTTTCTTAAAGAATCGAGTAGCAGCTTCTTCTAAAGTGTCTCGATCTGGTCCGCCACTAATATGTATGATTGCGTTT